CCCGATCCCCGCGAGTTTTCCTCCTCAACAGAAGTCGCCCATCATTGCGTCGAGAACAGCGGCTTTCAGCACAAGGACGTCGCCTTCCGGATGAAGATGTCCACTCAACTTCTCACCATGAAACTCCATGGGAACACGGCAAACCTGACGGCCGACGAGTACGACCGGCTGGCAGATGTGCTCGGGGAAAAGGGGGCACTCATGCGGAAATACCATGCGGCGAAATTGCTCCCGCAGGAGAATCGGCGGGAGCTTCTACTTGCGCGCTTGGAAGAGCAGCAGAAAGAAGTCGCCCGCGTCCTCTCGGAACTGAAGGGCGGGAAGAAATGACTTGCCCCTACCTCGATCATCCCTCGGCATGTATGCCTGAGAAAAACCTTCGCTATCGTCTGGTGCGCCCGGGAGAAAGCATCGAGTGCGACTACTGCCCGGCTGCGCGAAAGAACGCATTGGCCGCACACGTGCCCGAAGCAGATAGGGAACCGATCATGGCGCATCGCCGCCGCAACGACGGGTACACGCGGCACGGGCCCCCTTGCCCAACCTGCAAGAGACCAAGGCCGGCCCGGGGAAACGTGGACCCCGATCAACCCTGCATGGACTGTTGGCGGAAAGATCCTGCGTACCTCGAGAGCCGCCGTAAATACCAGAGGAAATATTGGCGGAAATATTGCCGGGACAGCGGTGAAATTTCCCGCAACGCCGCGATGGAAGCGGCGAAGAGGGTGCAGGAGTGAAACGCTGTGACCTCATAAACCATCCGCGCGCCTGCGCCATCGCGATGACGAAATATCGGCGCAAGGAATGCGATTTATGCGAGGCGGGGGAGAAGAACATGGCCGTGATGGAGCGGCCGCAGCCGGGAGACGCTCTCGCGGATGCGCCTCAAACGAAGTCGGAAAACCGGAAGCCCATGGAGAAGGAGAAGGCCGAGATGACGACGAAGGAGAAGATCCTCGCGCGAGTCACGCGGGAGAAGGTGGTCGGCAAGAGCCGTTTCATGCAGTACGACAGAATCCCGTCGGCAGAGCTCGTGAGCGCCGCCAAGGAGCTCGAGGCCGAGGGGAAGATCAAGATCTGGCCAGGGCGCCAGGCAAAGAGCTTCATTTTCACCCTTCCGGGTCTTCCGGATCCCTTGAAATCCATACGGAACACAACGCCATCGAAGGCAGACGGGGATCCACGCCCACCTGCCCTGCGCAAGCCAAAGGAGAAAGCGATCAAGACTGCCGCTGGGGACGGAGTGTTCGCCGCAGCCATCGCCGAACTTGAGGCCAAACGCCAGAACATCGACAACGCGATCGCGGCGCTGAAGGCGCTCGCGTAGGGACGACGTGAAGCTTCTCCGCGTCTTTCCCGACTCGCAGGATCGCTTCGCGCTGCCACCGGGATCCTACGGGAAGCATCCGGACGGGACCTGGTGGTTTCGTCCGCCAGGCGTCGGCCATTCCGGTCCTCTCGTCGAGCACACAATCACCGAACACGATGACGGAACGATCACCGTCGATCCGTCGATCATGACGGACGATATTCACGGCTATTTGATCCGGGGGGAGTGGACGGCGTGCTGAACAAGGAATCGCCAATATGACCTGGATCTACCTCTACCTCTTGGCCGAGGACTGGGAAGAGAACCGGCGCCGATGGAAGGCGGCCGGCTGGAAACTCTGCGGCCCCATGTACCCGCTGGCCGGGTGGGAATCGGTGATCGTGAGGAAGAGAGCATGAAAAAACCCTTCCGTCCCACCATCGACCACTCCCTTCTATCCCCCTCGGGCCGAGTATCGAAGCGGGCCCGGGAAGAGGCCATGAAGCGTGAAGCGGAGATCCTATTCCCCCCTGGGTACTGGGCTGCGCCCGAGAAAACAACCGAGGGAATCGCCCAAGAGAATATCGACAGGCTGCTACGGGCCGCGCATAACCTCCGGGGCCTGGCCGCGCGGGGGATGTCGCCAAAAAAGCACCTTAAGGCGGCGGAGGAAATGGAAGCGGAAGCGGATCTCATCAGGAGGAGGGGGTAGGTGTCCTACAAGATGATCCATGACGGAGCTGATGCCTAAATGCCCAAACATTTCTTAAGGGAAACCTTCCCACAAAGGACCAAGGCAGTGGTTTACGAAAAGCATCGCGGCCGATGCGCCGACTGTGGCCATGAGGGGCGTGACGGAAAATGGTCCCGTTCGGCAAAGGGAAAAAGGTTTTACCTTGGTGGGCTTGAAATACATCACCAAAAACCTATCTGTCTGGGCGGAACCAACGCCCCCGAGAATCTTGTTCTTCTTTGTGGAGATTGTCATGGGAAAAGGCATAAGCCATGAAGTACATCAACCACATGACCTCATCCCACGACGATGAGAAACACCAGGCCGCGATGGACCGTGCTGGTCTTGAGGTATATGGGGCTTACTGGATAATTTGTGAGAAGATCGCCGCGCAAATCCGTCCCGAATGTGTAGCCACTTCTCTCCAATTCTCATGGAAGTCCTGGGGATCTAAGCTCCAAGTAGACCCCCGGGTAGCCCGTAGACTGATCAGAGTCATGGGAGAAGTTAAATTAGCTATTGTGAAGGAAACCGATAGCGGAGCAAGGGTGGATATCCCCAACCTATTGAAATATGGAGACGAATACACAAAGAAAGTATTAAGAAAGTCCGGACAAGCTCCGGACAATGTCCCGACAAACAACGGATCCCCGGCAGTACCGGCAGTACCGGATAAACAAGATCTTAAACCCGGTCCTGTGGAAATTGTGGATAACTCTGCCAAAGACACCGGCGCAGACGCGCGTGGTGGATTGCTTGAGGCACCCCCACGCGCTGCGCCTGTCAAGGGGACGAGAAGGGCAAGAGCACCTGACCTCGAACCCGGACGGATGACCCCGGAAGAACTCATTGCGGCGGCAAGAATCACGGGAGAAAAACAGAAGGCAACCTGACCAACAGCACAAACCGCACTCTTAAAAAAGGAGGATCGCATGGCACGAGTCAGAATGTTCGTCAGGGACGTATCGCTTCGAATCAAGCAGACCAAGGACGGAGTCGCCCAGTACGCCCGCATTGTCACGCACGTCGAGATCCCCAACGACGAGGTCTATGACGAGATCGTTGACCTCGGCCGCAAGCAGAAAGGATCGTTCGTTGCGGAGCTTTCCGAGGAGCAGCCCGATCTGCCCCTGAAGGCTGGTATGTCCGGGTGACCAGGTTCACCCGCTTGCCGTGGGCCCGGGAGGTTGATCACCGTGGCCGAATGACGAACCCGGAGACGGAGCACATCATGCGCCCCATCCGGGAGGTCTGCAAGAGGCTGCACCTTCCCTGCGAACGGAATGCCACGGGGAAGGCGCGTTCCCTCGGTGGCCCGAGCATCATCCATCTGCACTCGACCGGCTACTGGGATCTTGAGGTGTACGTTCCGGGCGCCGGCTGCTCGATCATGATCGAATGCAAGATGGCGGGGAAAGGGCTCTCTCCCGAACAGGCCGCGTGGGCGAATGTCTACCGCAGGTGCGGGAAGGAAATGATCGTGGCGGAAAGCGTCCATCAATTCCTCGAGGAACTTCAAGGCATCAGAACGAGGAGATCACGGTGAGCGCGTTCGCCGTCGCCGTGTACCACCAGGACAAGGAGGGGGCGCCGCGATGATGAGGATCGTGCTCGAAGTAGACCCGATGGCGATAATCCTAGGGGAGCAGACCGCGACGGGGCCGAAGAAGATGGCGGCCCGCACCCGGACTGCGTGTGCCGACGCGCTGCAACGCCTGGTGAAGGATGTCCGCGACGGGCGCATCGACGTGGTCAGCCTGGAGGGGAAGTCAAACCTCGTGGAAGGTCCGGGGATCGACGGGGCCCGGGAATACCGGCCTACGGGGCGGCACTACGTGACGATCGAGTTTATCAAGAAGACTGCGTCGCGGAAGTTGTGGGAGGGCCAGCGGAGAAAGGCGCCGCGATGAACGACCACCCCTGCACCTGCAAAGAGTCGCGCTGGTTCCACGCCTTCGTTCCCTGCTGGCCCTTCTGCGCGATCTACTGCGCCGAGTGCCAGGAGGTCCAGGCGCTGTGGGGATCCGCGCTACAGCTCGTGTGGGACGCCGTGGTGTACCCGCTGTGGGACGGGCGGGTGAAGATCACGAAGAGGGAAATGTCGCGCGGAGGCTATGTGCGGCCGCCGAGTCCGTGGCCGTGATAAGCCGAAGGAGGGACAAATGGAACCCATAGTTGCTTGGGGAGTCGGCGTGTATGTGGGCAGCAAGATCACTGATTTGGTGAGCAGTCGTAACCGCGCAGGAATACATGGGCCAGTTATCGCTGGCTCACGGGAGCAATTAAGGGATCGTATCCGCGAGCAGCGGCGCTGCGGGTTGATCCCAGAAGGATATACGTTGCGTCCCGTACGTGTGCGGATAGAGGTGGAGGAATGATCTTCTGCGAACGCTGCAAGACGTACCACGAGCCGGGAGGTCCGGAGCTGTGCGCTCCACCGTACCCGAGCGGCAACGAGAAGATGATCCGCGAGTGCACGTTGGCGATCATCGGCGCGATCGAACTGCACGCGCATTACTTTGCCATCCAGAAGGACGTCGTTGATTCGACGCTGCATGAAGACATCCACAAGGACTTCGACGAGATCAAGAAGCGATTGACCGACACGGGAACCGGCTGATGCGAGCTATGGGTCAGTGGGGCGAGCCTTTTCATGAAGAGAATATCTACCATATCGGCGGCGGGAAGCGAATCCGCGTGAGGAAGACCTTCATCGACCACTTCTACACGTGCACGGAACCGTTTCACCCGATCTCGTCGAAATCGGTGGCGGACATGAGATTGCTCCTCGACGTGTGCGTCGACGGGGATGTCTCGCCAGAGAACGCAGCCGCAGTCAGGGAATGGATCCTGGGCGGGCTGAAAACAGAGATCCCGGAATTTCTGCGGATCGCATGTAACCTTGAACCGAAAGGAGAACGGATCATGGGAGAGAAGATCGAGTTGGGAAGCAAGGTGAAGGACAGCGTCACCGGAGCGGAAGGCACAGTGACGGTGCGGGCAGAATATTTTTCGGGAAGCGTGCCCCGAGTGTTGATCGAGGGCATGTCCGAAGGAAAGCCATTCGAGCTGTGGGTGGAGGAATCTCGCTGCATCGTTCAGGGGGAGTAATGCCGCAGGGGATCGCGTGTTGACTTTACGCCAGCACGTCGCGAAGGCCATGGAGATCCTGTCGACGGACGGGGTGCGCTCCTCCACGCCGCGCAAGGGGATCATGGTTCCGCGGTCGAAGCGCAAAAGTGGGATGCGCAATCCGAAGCGGCCGCCGATGCGTACGGACGTCTGGGGCAAGCAGCGGGACTACGCGCTGTCGGTGATGATCCCGCTGGTGGCGGAAGACAGGACCGGATGGGTGGAGATCTACGAGCGTGCCTCGAGGGAGGCGGCCAGTTCGATCTGGGAGCGGATCCCGGATCATCTAGTCTGCCCGGAATGCCTGTCCCGGGCGATGTACGTGAAGATCAACTTGAAGCCGCAGGTGTGCCGCACCTGCAAGGAGCGCAGGCGCCCTGTGACGTTGCGCGGGGTCGTGGCGTGGGATATCCGGCGGATCAAGCAACGATTGAGGGAAGGGGACATTCAAGTTGCGTGAGGAAGAGGATTGATGACTGACCAAGACCGATGGCTTTCCGGACGCAAGGACATCGCGGGTTATCTTAACGTGGCCGGGCGCACAGTGACGCGCCTGATCGCGAAGTACTCTGACTTCCCAGTTTCCTTCCTCGGACGCAGGATGATGGCCAAGCCGGAGGACATAGACGCATGGGTCCGGAAGCACGCGGCCAAGCCGTGCGGGAAGTGCGGCGGTATGTTCATCGAAACCTAAGTGGACAAAGGAGGACATTTCCATAATATGTCCTCTTGTCATGGCCCCATGCTGGCCTTATAAGCGGATGTAGACTCATCGTTCTGTCCCCATCCCCTTTCGAGAAGCCCCGGCACGCCACCCGGGGCTTTTCTTTTTGGAGCCTCAAATGCTCGTTCCCGCTGGTCACGCATGGCGTTCCTGCCCGCGGTTGAAAAGGGAGCGGACGTATCTCCGACGAAGGATCAGCCCGGCGCGGGAGAAGGAATTGGAGATACGAGAGTGCGATTGCTGTCCCGTGGGAACCAGCAGGGCGTACTCGCTGGCGATGCACCACCGGAAGCAGAACGCGATGGCGATGGAGGTTCAAGCGTGAGTGAGCACTTGGCATGGCACACGGAGCAACGCAGGATCCGAGATCTCGTTCCATTCGAGCACAACCCCCGGCACATGACGGAGAAGCAAACGGCTGATCTCAAGCGGTCCCTTGAAAAGTTCAACCTGATGTCGATTCCCGTGGTCGACCTGGACGGCCGGATCGTATCGGGGCACCAGCGGTGCCGAATCCTGGTCGCCCTCGGCCGCGGGAACGAGACGATCGACATCCGGATTCCGAATCGGAAGCTCACCGAAGAGGAATACCTCGAGGCGAACCTCCGCGAGAACAAGAACCTCGGGGAGTGGGATTTCGCGGAGCTCGCGAACATCGACGAGGCAATGCTCCTCGAGGTCGGCTTCGAGAAGGACGAGCTCAACACGATGTTCGATCTTGGGGGGGGTGGGGGGGGGGCTGACCGATCCTGACGATGTCCCGGAACCTCCCGACGATGCGATCACCCAGCCCGGGGACCTCTGGATCCTGGGCGAGCACCGGCTGCTATGCGGCGACAGCGGGAGTGCCGAGGACGTGGACCGGCTCCTTGCGGGGGCGAATATTCACCTGGTGAACACCGACCCCCCATACAACGTCAAGGTCGAGCCTCGGAGCAACAACGCGATCGCCGCCGGGAACAGCTCGTTCACGAAGACGCATCACCAAAGCCTGGATCTCGCCCGTCATCCGGGGAAGGCCAAGCCCACCACCAGGAAGATGCGGCCCAAGGACCGGCAGTTGATGAACGACTTCGTCTCCGACGAGGAGTTCGGCCGTCTGCTCCGTGCCTGGTTCGGCAACATCTCCCGGGTCCTGGAGCCCGGGCGGGGTTTCTACATCTGGGGCGGGTACGCTAACTGCGGCAACTATCCGCCCGTGCTCAAGGAGTGCAAGCTCTACTTCTCCCAATCGATCATCTGGGTGAAGGAGCACCCGGTCTTAACCCGAAAGGACTTCATGGGAAATCACGAGTGGTGCTTTTACGGCTGGCGCGAGGGCGCGGCGCACCACTGGTACGGCCCCACCAATGCGGTCGACGTCTGGTCAGTGAAGAAGGTCAACCCCCAGAGCATGATCCATCTGACCGAGAAGCCGGTGGAGCTGGCCGTCCGCGCGATGGAGTATTCCTCTCGCCGTGGCGAGAACGTCTTGGATCTGTTCGGGGGGAGCGGGTCGACCCTGATCGGGGCCGAGCAGACGGGACGCAAGAGCTTTCTCATGGAGCTTGATCCTCCATACTGCGACGTCATTGTCACCCGGTGGGAGAACTTCACGGGCAAGAAGGCGGAGCGGATCCCGTGGGCCCAGGCCGCAGAGGCGTAGGAAGGGACGCTGGCCGTCGAGATCGTAGCCCACGGGCGAACGTGGGCCGCCCCGTGGCGGCCTTCGTACGGTAGGGGGGGAGGAAGAGGGGGGCAAGATTCGGCCCCCATTGCGAGGTTATCTGCGGGGGGAGAGGCCCCGGCGCCGGAGGTATTCAGATACCGGGAGCTCCCGGGCGGCGGCCAAGGCCTCGAGGCGCCGGCGCTCAATCTCAGTGACGCGGATCTCAATGCGGCCAGTGCGGCGTTCGTCCTCGGGAAGCACCGGACGACCGCGGGGACGCGATGTGGCGGTCTTCATACCTGCCGTTCCATCTTCCAGGTCTTGGCGAGCATCACGGCGTGGTCCATCGCCCGGGCAAAGTTCTCGGCGTACGAGTCGAAATGGCCCACGCGGATCTCGTCGTGCGTCCCGTCGCTACCGCCGGTGCCCCACCGCACCTCGTGCTTGATCACCTTCTTGCCGGCTTTGTGTGATTCCCAGTAGTCCTCGGTCTCGTGGACCTCGACCGTGTCCGACCAGAACCCGCGCGGCCGGATGAAGGCCCGGCGCAGGCCGTTGTCCCGGGTCTCGATCCGCACCATGAACGCCCCGTGGTCCGTTCCACCCTTCTCGGGGGCAAGGTAGTGGGCGCACCGATAGCACATCCGTGCTCCGGCCATCGCCTCGGGGATCATCTCGGACTCTTTGGTTTCCGCCTGGCACACCGGACAGGTCACCTTCGGTTCGTCGTTCTTCTTGCGGGTCGTGGTCTTCATCTCGTTTCTCCTTTCTGGGGCCGGCGGTAACCGGGCCCCGGTTCGTGATGCGTTACCTGTTAACCCCGAGCTCCTTGCGGGCGGCATCGAACCCGACCCACATCCCGCTGAGGCCGGCGCCCCGGCTGGCCAGCTCCTCGCGGGCGATCCGGTTGAGGTCGATCTCGCCCCGGGCGGCGGCGGCGAGGACCTTCGCGGAGGCGATCTGGATGAACCCGATCTCGTCTACGGTGAACCGGCCGCCCGTAGTGTACTGCTCGGTCTTTTCGATCTTCGCGGTCTTCTTCATCGTCGTGTTCCTCCTTTGTCCGGTCTTGGGTTCAGCGGCTGTTGCGGCCGGCGTCGAATGCAGCACGCAATGCGCTCTTGATGCCCCAAACGCTCACCTCGTGAAAATCAAGACTGTCGGAGTTGCGGGTTTCGAGGGTATCGATGGAGAGGTGGTCCGCAGCAATCTTCCGGAGTGTTTGTTCGGTCTTCGCGGTCTTTGCGGTGGTCTTTTTCATCGTCGTCTCCTTTTCGTCTATTCTTGAGTATATGGTACGTACATTATATATGGCCGTCAAGGGAAATAGGGCAGAAAAAGCGTTTATTTTCACTATTTTATTGCCCCAAGTTAACGCCTAGTTGGGTGGATTGTGGCGGCCCAAACCTACCCCGTGGCGGTCATTTTCAAGATTCTGGCAGCAGAAAGATCGCAATGTAGCCGAGGAAGGTGGTTTGCATGCCATTGTGTGGCGAAAAACAACTTGAGGAACGGGAACACCGCAAGCAGATGTTCCTCGAGGTCTACCAGAAAAAGGGCGGGATCATCTATCTGGCCTGCGAAGCGGCCAATATCGGGCGCACGACGTATTTCGAATGGATGAAAAAGGATTCGCAGTTCGCAGCATCGGTCAGGGAACTCGACGATTACCTGCTCGACTTCACCGAGTCGAAGCTCATGGCGAAGATCCAGTCCGGGAACCTGACCGCCATGATTTTCTACCTCAAATGCAAGGGGAAGAAGCGCGGCTGGGTCGAGCGCCAGGAGGTAACCGGGGCAGACGGAATCCCGATGAACCCCGGGGTCTCCGCCGAAGAGGAGAACCGTTTAAGGAGCCTATCGGTTGACGATCTCAAACGCATTCGCGACATCATCCGGAATGGAAACGGAGACGCCGCAGGCCCCGCCGCTGGACCTGATCGAGAAGCTGATCGCGGAGAAGAGCCTCCACGAGTTCATTAAGCAGGCGTGGCACATCATCGAGCCGCTGGCGCCGTTCGTCCCGGGCTGGCACATCGAATCCCTCTGCGAGCATCTCGAAGCGGTAAGCGCGGGGCAGATAACCAGGCTCATCGTAAACGAACCGCCGCGGACCATGAAGTCCGGGCTGATCTCCGTGTTCTGGCCGACGTGGGAATGGGCAACACGACCCACAACCCGGTGGATGTTCTCGTCTTACTCCATGGGGCTGTCGGTGCGCGATTCGCTCCGCTGCCGGCGCATCATCGAGAGCTCCTGGTATCAGGCCCGGTGGGGGCGCGTGTACCAGCTGACGGGCGACCAGAACGTGAAGAGCCGGTACGAGAACGACAAGGCCGGGTATCGACTTGCAACATCCGTTGGGGGGTCAGTCGTCGGAGAGGGCGCCGATATCCTTGTCGCAGACGATCCGAACAACCTCGATGAGATCCATTCGGACCCGGTACGAGACGGAGTGAATCGCTGGCTCGACGAGGTATGGAGCACCCGCATGAACGACCCGAAGACGGGCCGGCAGGTCGTGGTCCAGCAGCGCGGCCACGAGCGGGATGCCACGGGACACCTACTATCCCAGGACGTAAAGTGGGAACACATCTGCCTCCCGATGGAGTTCGACGGGATGCGGCGATCAACATCCCTGGGCCCGTACGATCCTCGGAAGGAATCGGGCGAGCTCCTCTGGCCGGAACGATTCGACGCGACGGTGCTGAAAGATCTGAAAACTCGCCTCGGTTCCTATGGCGCCGCTGGGCAGCTGCAGCAGGCGCCGTCGCCGGCAGGGGGAGGGATCTTCAAGCGGGAGCACTGGCGGTACTACAAGCAGCGTCCGGCGAAGTTCGACGAGATCATCCTCTCCTGGGACATGGCCTTCAAGGGGCTGAAAGATTCCGACTTCGTGGCTGGTGGCGCGTGGGGACGGATCGGCGCGGACAAGTACCTGATCGACCGCGTGAAGGACCAGATGGGATTCGCCGCCTCGCTTCAGGCTGTACGGCAGATGAAGGCAAGATGGCCAGGCGCCGTGGCCGTGCTCGTCGAGGACAAGGCCAACGGGCCGGCCATCATCGAAACGCTGACCAAGGAGATCCCCGGGGTGATCGCGGTCGACCCGGAAGGCGGCAAGGTCGCCCGGGCATACGCCATCCAGCCGGAGCAGGAGGCGGGAAATATCCACCTTCCGGACCCGACGATCGCGCCATGGGTCGGGGAGTTCGTCGAGGAATGCTCGTCGTTCCCGCGCGGGGCCAACGATGACGAGGTGGACCAAATGACCCAGGCCATCAACTATCTCCGGAACCGGGCAATGCCCGGCTTCGCTTTCGCGTAAGAGACGGAGGAGGCATGCCGACAGAAGACATGGGCCTGTTCGCCGGGCTGGAGGCGGGACTCCTGGAAAAGGCGGCTGCGCAAGCCTCGGCGCCGGCCAACCTCGTCTCTGCTGTCATGTCCGCCCTGCAGTTCGGGTCGGGTGGCGGGCAATCGTACGCGCAGCTCGTGGATGCCTACAAAGGCTGGGTTTATACAAGCGTCGATAAGATCGCCAAGACGATCGCGACCCGGCCGCTGCGACTCTACACGCTCCGAAAGAAAAATGGGCAGAAGCTGCTCGATCCGAGCGGGGTGCTCGTTCAATTCAAGCAGATCGGAGTAGCGTCCGAACGCACGTACGCCTTGAAAAATATGGGGCTGGAGAAGCGGGAGGTCCTCGAACACCCATTCCTCGATCTCATCCATCGGCCCAATGGCATTATGTCCCGGATGATTCTGTGGTATGAGACGATGATCCGGATGGAGCTCGGGGGATTCTGCGGCTGGTACCTGCCGTCCAACGGGCTCGGGCTGCCAGGCGAGATCTGGCCGCTTCCGCTTACCAAGGGCGCGACGCTGAAACCCCGCGTCTCAGGCAGCATGCAGATCGAGGAGTGGATCTACCAGGACGGCTCGGTCCGCAAATCATTCAAGCCCCAGGAAATCCTCCCACTGAAATACCCGAATCCTTCCTCCCCTTGGGAAGGCTTCTCCCCCCTCATGGCGCAGCAGCATCCCTACGACATCGACCTGTTCCTCATGCAGCAGCAGCGTGCGCTACTCAAGAACATGGGGATCCCGGGGGTCCACCTTCACACGGATCAACCTCTCACCAAGGAGCGCCTGACAGAGATTCTCGAACAGATCCGGGAGCAGTGGGGCGATGCTACGCGGTCCGGTCGTCCGATGGTAACTCACTCGGGATTGGCCGCAGAAAAAACCGGCTGGTCGAACAGGGAAATGCGCATCGGCGAGATCGCCAAGTACTCCCGCGAGAAGACGATCACGTCCTATGACCTCTCCGAGGCGAAGCTGGGACTGGAGGTTCCTTCCAACCGGGCGAACATGGAGGTCCTGGACGAGACCTTCGAGAAGGAGTGCATCGGGCCGAAGTGCACGCTCCTCGAGGAGCAGATCAACACGTTCTTCCTGCCGCGGTACGACCAGGGAATCTTCGCGGAGTTCGATCAGCCCGACATCGGAGACAGGGATTTCAATCTGCGCGAGACGGAGATGGAGCTGAGGAACTTCGTCACCGTTGTAAACGACGTGCGGGCCAGGAAGGGCTTGCCGCCAGTGCCGTGGGGCAGTAAGCCGTGGATTCCGCTCGGGGTATCCCAGGAGGGAAGCGAATCGGCGCCTCCGCCACCCCCGAAAGGGAATGGTGTCGAAACGCAAGAGGAAAAGGCGTCCCGCACCGACCGGCGCAACCGCCGCTGGCAGCTCTTCATCTCCCGGACCGCTCCCTGGGAGCGGTTGATGACCGGTCAGATGCAGGGGTACTTCAAGCACCAGGGCGAGGAGGTCATCGCGCGTTTGCACCGGCTGGGCCACCAGGTCGAGGCGCAGTACGCCGGCTGGTCGAGGAAGGCTGTCCAGAAGCACATCGCAGAAAAAGGCGTGGGCGACAATATCAACATCGACAAGAAGGCGGAGGCCGCACGGCTGAAATTACTGTTCACTCCGCCCGTTACGACGATGGTGGGGAATGGCGGCGCCCGCGTGTTGCGGGAACTCGGTGCGGCCGTCGTCTTCAACGTCAACGACCCGAAGGTGAAAAAATGGATCGGGACGAGGATGGATATGTTCTCCGAGGCCGTCGCCGGCACGACGTTCGACGACATCAAGGTCATCCTGCGCCAAGGGTTCTCCGAGGGAAAGCCGCTCTCCGCGATCGCGGACACGCTGCGGGAGAAGTTCGACTCCTACGACAAGTACCGCGCTCCGCTTATCTCCCGCACGGAGGTAATGGCAGGGAACAATATGGCGGACATTCTGGCGATCCGGCAGGCGGGGATTGAGGAGAAGGTCCTCAAAACTTGGATCACCGCGGGTGATGAGAATGTCCGGCCGACGCACATGGATGCCGGCGCCAGGTACGAAGAAGGGATCCCGATCGGCGAAATGTTCCAGGTCGGAGACGACGAGATGGATGCCCCCGGGAACGGAAGCGATCCGGCCGAGACGATCAACTGCCGCTGTGCCATGGGATACGAGAAAGCATAACCCGAGAAAAAGGAGCCTGCCATGCCGATCGAGTACAAAATTTACCAGGCCGAGGTAAAGGCGTTCGACGACGAGAACCTGATCGTCGAGCACTTCATCTCCACGGAGCACAAGGACCGCGGCGGCGACATCATGCGCGCCAAGGGAATGAAGATCGTGGGAAAGCCCGTCGTGCTCTTGCTGCATGGCCGCGGTCCGATGGGAGGTGAGCCGGTCGCCAAGCCGCTATCGATCGGCGTGGGCGAGTTTAAGGGGCAGCCGGGTGTCCTCGCCAAGACGCAATTCTTCCCGGACGACGTGGGGAGGCGACTCTACGCGAAGACGAAGGGCGGCTTCTTTCCGAGCTGGTCCATCGGCTACATGGTGGACGAGGCGAAGGACCTGTTGCGGGAAGGAAAATATGACGGGCGCGATGTCACGAAGTGGACGCTCTTGGAGTACAGCCTAGCAGGCGTGCCGATGAATCCGTTCGCGCAGACGATCAAGGAGTTTCTGGATCAGACGGAGGCTGATGCCGACTACCTCGGAGGCAAGGTCGCCGAAGGTCGCGGCTGGTTCGGCTTCGTTGACGTGAAGGAATGCAAGGAATGCGGGCAGGGGTGCGAGAAGCACGTCGATCCTCCATCCGAGGAGAAACCCTTTGCCAACGAGCACGCCTGCCGCGTGAAAGACCCGGACCAGTTCCCGAAGAAGCGACGGGAGAACAATAAGTTCGGCGACGGGATCCACGCGATATGGGGCATCAAGGATGACAAGGCGCACCTCCAAGCGATCCGCTTCTCCACCGACAAGTTCACCGCGGACGCTGCCAAGAAGTGGGCGAAGGACCACGACCATACGTGCATCCTGTTCGAGCCGGCGACAGGCAAGGAGGAGCAGTACCCCGATGCCGAGCCGGAACTGCTGGCGAAAATCGCCGAAGAAGAGAAGCACCTCACGATCGAGATAAGGGTCACAGGCCTCGAAGAGGCGATCGCCAGCATGAATGAGGCGATCAAGACGATGACGGAAACCTACATGAAACTGGAACCGCTCTTGAAAGCCCTCCCGCCCGAACCGGATGGCGGGGAAAAGGGTGACGAGGAGCATCACGACAACCCGCCGGAGAAGAAAACGCCGCCCCGCCTCGTGATCGTGCGCGAAGAGGACACGCCGGAAGCGAAACAGAAGGCGCAGATCCTCGCGGCAATGAGGGAGGTGTACGTCGAAGTCGTTAAGCAAGAGATCGACCGTATGAAGGGCCGCGTGCCCTAACACCCACTACAAACAGCCGAAGCGAATGAAGGCCCCTTGCGGGCCTTTTTTCGTTTCAGGACACGGAGGAAAAGGAAATGACGGCACCCAATCAGGAAATGACAGTGAAATTCGAAGACCTGAAGGGCATCTTCGCCGAGATGCTCAAGACGACTCCGATTCCGGAGTTGCAGGCGATCAAGGAGGAGATGGCCAGGATCAACAAGCAGTCGCTGTTCCCCACAGGCGACGGGGACATCTTCGAGACCTGCGGGAAGAGCATCGTCGACCTGGGCTACTACCAGAAGCAGGCGGAGAAGAACACCCAGCGGTTCGTCGACGGCGGCGGGCTGGCGGCCAGGCTCCGCAGCGGGGGCGGGCCGTGGCTTTCCCTCTCCCCGCTGATGCAGAAGTTCGCCAAGATCGTCGCGACCGGCGGGGACCTCCAGAAGGCGATGGCCCTCGGGATCAACGTCTCCGAATACAACGCGGAGGCCCGCGAGCAGTACAAGTCCGTCTTCGGAGAGAAGGCGACGGACTTCCTGTCCACAACCGATGTCGGGCCGCTCGTCCCGACCGAGTTCCTGGCAACCGTCGTGGAGTTCGCGACCTCGCAGAGCCAGGTCCTCGGGAAACTCTGGCGAGTCCCGATGTCCAGCTTGCTGCTCAAGATCCCGAAGCTGGTCCAGGCGGCGGGATCGTACTTCGGCGGCGTGCTCCTGTACCACCCCGGCGAGGGCCTGGAGAAAACCCTCACCAAGCCGGAGTTCGACAGTCTGACCTTCACGGCGAAGAAGCTCATCGGCCTCGTCGCGTTCTCGGACGAGCTGATCGGCGACTCCGCGATCAACATCATGAACTACACCACGGGGCTCTTCGTCCGGGCGTTCCAGTACAAGACGGAGGGGGAAGTCCTCTCCGGGACCGGAGCGAACGACCAGATGACCGGGATCCTGACCGACCCGAACATCAACGAGGTCAAGCGGACGAACACCGGGGTCGTGAAGTTCTACGACCTCCTGAACCTCGAGTCGGCGCTCGACGAGAACTTCACCGCGCTGACCTTCCTCTCCCGGCGGGCGACGGTCAACTCGCTGCGGAAGCAGGTCGACGACAACAAGCAGCCCGTGTACCACGACGGGTTCACCACGTTCCTCGGCGCGGGCATGGGTCCGCAGCTCCTGGGCTACCCGGTCGTCAAGACCAGGAACGTCCCGGCGCTCGGCGTCCGCGGGGATCTCATCCTGGGCGACCTCTCCTTCTACATCTGGGCGATGCGGCAGGAGATGACCATCGATACGTCGAGGGAATGGCGTTTCAACCTCGACCAGACCGCGATCCGGTTCGTGGTTCGGCAGGACGGGGCGCCCGGCGTGTCCGAGGCGTTCGCAGTCCTCGACGACGGCCTGGAGTCGTAGGAGACATCATGATCGACGGCCCCCCGGGTTCTTTCCCGGCCCGGGGGGCGCTTTTCAAGGAGGGCGAGATGGGGAAGGTGAATGTGAAGGTCCTCGACCCGAATATCAAGGCGGTGTACGGGGAAACCATGCATGTCCTGGAAGAGGATGTCGCCAAGGGCGTCGCGTCCGGGAAGTGGGAAACGATCCCCGAGGTCAAGGAGATGGCTCCCGCGCACGGGAAGATCTATCAGACGAAGGACTTCCTCTCGTACCGGGACGTTTACGGGGAGGACAAGAAGAGGTGATGGTCAGGATGGTGGCCGTCGAGAATATCGACGAGGCGCTGCGTCGCACTTACGGGACGAGGATGCGGATCTCCCGCGACAAGGCGCTCCTCGGAGAGCGCAAGGGGAAGTGGCGGATCATCGACCCCGCAGAACGCCCATCCACGAAGAGCGCGGCGGAAGTGAGGGTCGCGACCGGAGCGAAGGAGGCGAGGCGCGTCCGGAAGGCGAGGATCGCCTGGGTGCAGGATAACGCGATCGACTGGAAGGGTGGCGCGGAGTTCTCCGCCCGGCAGGTCATGGCGGTGGGCGAACAATGCGGGTTCCACATCGAGATGATGACGCCGGCAGGTTTCTCCTCGGACGTCCTTGCGAACGCGGACCTCGTCGTCCTGAACAACCTCTGGCACTTTTCGGGCGAGCAGATGCGGGCGATCCTGGCCGTCCTGTTCGAGCGACGGATACCGTACGTCAAATACGAGCACGACCACCGGGAGCTGACCCGACCGGAGTTCTCCCGCCGGCTGTTCGAGCGCGCCGCGGCGAACGTGTTCCTCTCCCCCGCACACAGGGAGAACCATCGGGAGGCTCTCGGAGCAGCGGGGGAATGTATTCCGCTGGCGATCGACGTGGACGCCTACCGTCCCGTCCCGGGCGTGGAGCGAGCACTGGGGACCGCCCTGGTCTCCAACGTGCGGACGATCAAGACGTGGGAACGGCTGAAAGCCTACGTCTCCGAACACCAGGAGATCCGGTTCACCGTGATCGCCACGAACGGCGTCATCCAGGGAAGGAACGTGAAGGTGATCCCCCCGGTCCTTCCGGAGAAGATGCCGGAACTCTATTCGGCGCATGAGTTCCTTGTCCACCTCCCGGACGCTTGGTGCGCCGGGGAGCGCATCGTGTTCGAGGCGGCACTTTGTGGATGCAAGATTGTCACGAACGAGCGGGTCGGACACGCCTCCTGGGGATGGGATCTGACCGATGCGGCCGCGTTGCGAGAGCGGCTTATTGACGCGCCCTACGAGTTCTGGCGGCTGATAGACGGGATCGTGTCGAAGAGGGCGGCGGCGTGAAGGAGTACTGGGACAAGAGGTACGCGGAACAGGGGCGAAAGACCGTCGGCCACGTTCAGTTCTCGCGGGAGGAGTTCCAGTCCCGCTCCGTCCAAATCGAGCTGCTCGCCGGGCCGATCTTCCTGCGCGCGTTCAAGAAGGGCGGGAGGATCCTCGACCTGGGATGTGGCTACGGGAGGCTGTCGAAGGTCCTCCTCCAGCTCGGGTACGAGGTGCACGGGCTCGACGTTGCCGCATGGGCGATCGAGGAAGCGAAGAAGCATGCGCCGGGGGGCTTCTACCGGACGTACGACGGGATCACGATCCCCTATCCGCAAGGCGAGTTCGACGGGGTGCTCACCTGGACCGTTCTCCAGCATGTCCCGCCGGGGGAGATCCTGAAGGTCGCCCACGAGATCGTGCAGGTGCTCAAGCACGGGGGGGAGCTGTTCTGCCTGGAGAACACGACGGCGGGAGTTATGGACAAGGAGCACATCTGGTTCCGGAGGTACGAGGATTACCTGTCCCTCTTCCGCCTGCTCACTCCGACGATGAAGTCAGAGTACCCGGACCTGGACGGGACCGGGGAAGTGCACACGGCGATGGGGTTCGCGAAATGGTGCTGATCGTCTCGACCTTCGGAGCGACCGATCGTTATCCTGACGGGGAGATGATGCGGAAGACCTTGAACGCCTTCCTCGGTTCGCTCCGCCGGCAGACCTCGGGTGCGTTCCATCTGTTTCTGGTCGGCCACGACCTGCCGCCCGTCTCGCTGGCGGAGCCGTGGATCTCGTGGACCTCGATCTCGGACGGGAACGGCGGATCGTACATCCACCGCTATCTTCCGCAACTGGCAACGGACCCCCTGTTCTTCGACAGCCGCGGCATGGCCGACAAGATCACGGACATGGGGTTGAAAACATACCGGGCCGTGATCGAGGCAGGGAGGTGGGCACACGAACGTGGGATCAAGAGCTTCTGGCTTCTGCGGATGGACTCGGACGATCTGCTCTGCAAGGGGATGGTGGCTCTGCTCATGTCCCTCGATCCCGGGAAGATCCGGGCGGTATTCAACCGGACGTGCCACATGTACGACCCGCGCACAGGGGAGATCGCGGAGAAAAGGCATCCATGGTCCACGACCGTGAACGCGCTCCATTACCGGATGTCGGAAGCTGGCGCGTTCGACCCTGAATGGTTCTACCACTGCCGGGACCATACGACGTTCTGGCAGACGGTCAAGAAGGACGGGATCAAGGCGATGGAGGTGGACCACGCGCTATGCATCACGACGAACACCGGGAACTCGATCTCCGGCAGGCCGGAACTCGGGAAGGAAGAGGGCGCGAGGAAGGTGAGGCTCACGAAGGAAATCGCGGAGAGGTACGGACTCAATGGATTCGCGTGAGAAAGTCAGGGAGCTCGCGAGTCAGAATGACCGGATCGCGATCGCCGCGTGCCTGCCGATGATCTACGAGGAGGCGCGGGCTGCGAAGCCGAACCTGATCGTCGAGCTCGGCGTGTCGAGGGAAGCGCTCGCGAACAAGGTCCTTACCTTCGTGGCGGAAGAGTTCGATTCGACGTTCGTCTCCTGCGACCTGTATGACTTCTCTGACGTCTGCCGTTACCCACGCTGGTACTTCTACCAGGTCGAGGCGAGGATGCTCGCGACCAGGTGGCGGCAGACTTGCGCGGACCTCGGCGTGCCGGCGAACGTGGATCTTCTCTTCGTGGACTGCGACGAGAAGTACGAGACGACCAGGGGGATCCTCATGCTGTGGGGCTCGTTCCTCAAGGAGGGATCAACCCTCATGCTCCGCTGCACGAACCTCAAAAAAGAGCTCTCCTATGCGGACGGGCGCAGGACGAACCTCGGGTGGGACAACAAGCGCGGGGTGATGCGAGCGATCGAGGAGGATCTCGGCGCCTACTTCGACGAAGCGAGGCCGTTCTCCGGGAAGATCAACGGGTACGATGTTAGGCACATCCCCTGGGGCGCCGGGCTCACGGTCTTGAGGAGGGAGAAGTGATCCCCCTCTTCCACCCGCCGGCGCAGGACGTATGCCTCATGCTTCGGGAGCTCGGGGACACCCTCTCCGGGAGATGGTGGGGGCAGGGGCCGAAGGTGGACAGGTTCGAGAAGGAGTTCGGGGAGAAGTTCGGATTCCCGCGCTGCGTCTTCGTGAACTCGGGGACGGCCGCGCTCCATCTCGCCTACGAGCTCGCGGAGGTGGGCCCGGGAGATGAGGTGATCGTGCCTGTGCTCACGTGCACGGCGACTTGTCACCCGATCCTGCTCCTCGGGGCGAAGATCGTGTTCGCGGACGTGCGCAGGGACACGCTCACCGTCGACCCGGAAGACGTGGCGAGGAAGGTCACATCCAGGACAAGGGCGATCATCGCGGTCCACCTCGGGGGGATCGTGGCGGACTCGGAACACCTCAAGGAGATCGCGAGGGACAAAGATGTCGCGCTCATCGAGGACGCGGCGCAGGCGCTCGGGGCCCCTGGGGTCGGATACGGGGACTTCACCTGCTTCTCGTTCCAGGCAATCAAGCATATGAGCACCGGGGATGGTGGGATGCTTGTCGTGCGAACCGAATACGGGGAGAAGATGGCTCGGCGGCTCCGGTGGTTCGACATCGACCGCGAGGCGAAGAAGGAGAAGGGATGGCAGGCATGGGACCGGCGAGGGATCACGTGCGACCAGGAGAGGCCCGGGTACAAGTATCAGGGGAATGACATCGCCGCGTCGATCGGCCTGGCGGCGCTCAAGACTGTCGACGCCACGCTCGGGCACCGGGCAAGGCTCGCCGACCTCTACCGCAGGCTCCTCTCCGGGGTCTACGGGATCCGGCTCCTCGCGGATGAGCCTTCCTCGTACTGGCTGTTCATGGTCCGCGTTCTGTGGGACCGCGACAGGCTCGCGGAATACCTCGCCGCGGGGGGCGTCGAGACGAACGTCGCGCACGTGCGCAACGATCTGTTCACGGTGTTCGGAGGAAGAAGGCAGCCCGGGCTTCCCGGCATGGACGAGGTGGAACATCAGTACCTCTGCCTGCCGATACACGACCGGGTGTCGGCGAACGACGTGGGGTATGTCTGCGGACAGATCAAGCTGTGGAGCATGAAAGCCGTCGTCGTCGCGGAGAAGGGATGACATGGTAGACATCACGATCACCACCTACAACCGCTGCGGGATGCTGAAGCGCACGCTGGACGCCCTCTTCTCGACGGTGGACGTGCCGCACCGAATCTTCGTGATCGACGACTGCTCCACGGACCAGACCCCGGAATATCTCTCGAAGATGAACGGAGACAAGCTGCAATTCGTGGCGCTCTCGAAGAAGAGAAACGGCGTGGTCTATGGCTTCAACATGCTCTGGAACATGGTGGACTACTACGATTCCTTCCACGGCGCGTTCCCCTATATGTGCTACCTCCAGGACGACATGATCGCCACGGAGAAGGGGTGGCTCACGACGATTATTCACGCCTACGAGGAGCTGCAGAACGAGCATCAGATCGGCTTCTTCGGTGGACACGACGCGCCGGAGCATCCGGTCCGGGAGATCGTCGAGTGGAAGGGAAGGAACGTCTTCCTGAAGCGTTCCTCTGGGGCGACGAACCTGGTCGCCACGAAGGAGTTCTGGAGGTCCGTTGGGTATGTGCCGAAGTGCAACCCGGACGGAACGCCGAGGGGATTCCCCGACCGACAGCGCGGGTCGCACATCGACCTGTACTTGACCGGCTGCATGTCGGGATCGAGGTTCGTCAGGAACTCCGCCGGCGTGAACTGCTCTGTGAACCAGGGGAAGAATCTCATGGTGATCCCTGGGTTGCTCCTGCATGAAGGACAGTCGGCCGCAGTGTCTACCTGGCGCGGAAAGGAAGTGAAGGCATGAACCGGGCGATCGCCTACTTCTCCAACGGCCTCGGGAACTTTGTGATGATGATGCCTGCGATCCAGGCGCTTCGCGAGATGACCGGAGAGAAGGTGGACCTCTGCCTGCCGGACTCCTGGCGGGACTCGCGGAGGCCCGCGATCGAGGCGATATGCGCCGCCTGGGACGTGGTGGGGGAAGTCATCAGCTACCCGAAAGACCCGATCGATCCGGCCCGCTACGCGCACTGGTTCTGGTCCGGCCACAGCTCGCAGACGGACGCAGTGCTGCCGTTCAAGCACAGGATGCGCCACGTGCCCGCGGCAAAGCCGAATTGGAGGGAGTCCCGCATCCACGAGCGGGACCACTACATGGACATCGTGCGCGCGATGGGATGGAGGAACGGGGACGGCGTGCCGAAGGTGGACTTCCCGCTGGCGGAGGGGCCGGCCCTCTCGCTTCCGAGGCCTGTCATCGGGGTCTGCAATGGAGCGTTCAACACCCCGGCCTGGGAGAAGAAGCATTGGCCGCATTTCAAGGAGCTGGCGACGACCATGCGGCGATACTTCAGGGCGTCCGTTGTGGGAGTGGGCGGCCCGGGAGAACTCGACGGGGTTCCCTGCGATGAAAACTTCTGCGGGAAGCTCTCCATCCTGGAGACCGCGAGGGTGATTCGGCAATGCGACCTGTTCGTCTCCACGGACACCGGCTGTATGCACATCGCCGACATCCTCGGGATCCGGACGATCGCGCTGTTCGGATCGACGCTGGTTTCCAAGAACGGCCCGCTCGGGGAACAATCCCGGGCGATCGTCTCCGGGCTGGACTGCGTGCCCTGCCTGGAGACGACCAAGTTTTTCACCTGCCAGCACAACGAGTGCATGCACTCCCTCTCCGTGGGGGACGTGATGCACGAGGCGAGGAGGACGCTCCGATGACGATGCTGATCGACGCGAAGACCCTAATCGGACCGCCGGTCAACGCGTCCGGGGACTACGACGGGCTCTTGGAGGACATCATCGCCGGGGTGCTCGCGGAGGCGGACGATTTCATGGGCGTCTCCTACCAGGCCGTTACGGACGCGATCGCATACTTCGACGGCGGGAAGTCGACCCTCTATCTCCCGCACGTCAACGTCACCGTCGCCTCCGTGGAAGTGGACGGCGTCGCGCTCTCCGCGGACGAATTCGTCGTCTACCCGGAGGCCGGGAAGATCGTCGGCAAGACCGGGTCGATCTCCGGATTCCCGACCGCCACGGATTATTCGCCGGGAAGATTCGCGGCCGGCCAGCGCAACGTGAAGGTCACGTACAGCGGGGGATACGAAGAGGATGCCTACCCATTGGACCTAAGGAGGAAGCTCCTGAAGCAGGTCGCCTACGAGTTCAGGCGCCGGAGTGATCCGGGGCTGTCGGCGGTCTCCTACCCGGACGGAACCGTCTCGAAGTTCGCGATCGCAGAATGGCTCGAAGACGTGGAAGCCATGCTCTCGCGGAAGAGGAGGATCTTCATTTGATCCGTGGGAAGGTAGAGGGCGGAAAACCCGGGGACGTCCAGAAGGTAGGAGTCAGGCTCATCTCCGAGACGAAGAAGATCCTCAAATCCGAAGCGGTGCTAATGACCTCGCATACCCGGAAAACCTACATGTCCGGGCCGAGGCCGGTCCTGCTCGGGGTGCGGACCGGGAACTTGCGGTCACAGACGAAACCCCTGCCGGTCACCGAACGCCCCGGGGTGATCGAATCCGGCATGGGATTCGGTACCGCGTACGCGCGCCCGCACGTGGGCCCCAAGGGGCAGGTCACGACGATCAGGCCGGTCAGGGCGAAGTGGCTCACCATCCCCTTGCCTGCAGCCATGACCAAGGCTGGCGTCCCCCGCGGAGCGGCGCAGTCCGGGATGTGGGGGGAGACATTCTTCGCCAGGAGCAAGAAGGGAAATTTGATCCTGTTCGGGAAGCGCGTCGCGCAAAAGGGGGCGCACGCTGGAGAGGCGCGCGGGGATGTCGTCCCGCTTTTCGTCCTCAAAAAGCAGGTCCAGATCAAGTCACGAGTGCATCCGGAAGTGATCCTCGCTTGGGAGAAGCCTCGCATGATCGCGGCGTTCGCGCAAATCGGCATTCGGCTGAAGGGGGCGTGAGATGGCGGAACCGCTTAAAACCCTGATCCTGCGGGCGATCGCTGAGGCGGTTACGGCCATTCCTATCGTCGGCTCCGTGAAGCGGAACCCGCCCTCTCCGCCGAAGCGGGAGACGGCGATCTTCCCGGCAGTGTTCATCTACGATGATGCGGAGTCGAAGGTGAACAATAACCGGTACTCACGGAACACCTTCCCGATCCAATTCGAGGTCTATTTCCTGGCCGACGAGGAGGACGCCAGCGACAAGGCGGACCTGATCGATTCCGAGATCTACAAGACGATCCTGAAAGACCCGGCGACCCTGGCGCTCATCAATGCCATCAAGCCGGAGGAGGGAAATACCTCAAGCAAGCAGTTCGTCGACGAGTTCACCGGGGTCCTGATCGCTCGCTATGTAGTGACGTACCAGCACGCCTATGGGGACCCAACCGACCAGGCGAAATAGCACGTAACCGATAGATTCCTTTCGTTCGAGGGGCCGCACTCCTTTGCCGGGGTGGCGGCCCTTTTTATTTCCACTCAACCGCAAATCCCAACCACGAAGGAGGAAAGGAACATGCCGACTGCACCGAGCACGAGCAATTACTATTTGGGGAAGGGGATCGTAAAGTTCGACCGGTTCGACGATGCGGGGCTTCCGACCGGGCTCCGCGACATGGGAAACGCACCAGCCTTCACGATCCTTCCGGTCCTGGAGACGCTCGATCACTTCTCCAGCCGGGAGGGGATCAAGACGAAAGATCTGTCCGTCGACACGATGATCGGCGCGACGGTGAAGTTCACACTCGACGAGTACGACAAGGAGAACTTGGCGCTGGCACTGCTCGGAGAGGTGAGCGGGAACCTCATCCACGGCCTCACGAAGCGGAACATCATGGGGGAGCTGCGCTTCTTCGGTGGGAACGACATCGGCCCGAACTACAACGCGACCATCTGGAAGGTCAAGATCAAGCCGGTATCCGAGGTCGGATTCATCACGGAAGAGTGGGGGAAGGTCGACTTCGAGGGTGAGGTCCTGTCCGTCGTGGCGGACCACCCGACCTCGCCGTTCTTCGACCTCCAAGACGTGACGGGGAGCTGACATGGGAGACGCTGAAAAGTCTGACGTGAAGGTCCTATTCCCCGGAACCGAGGTGTGCGGGTATACAACAAAGCCGTGGGTGCTGAGGCAGATCGTTGCCTTGGCACCCATCCTTGGTTCCTTCCTCGAAGTCATCAATGGCAGCGAGATTCGGAGCGTGGTGGTGCGCTTCGTCGAAGCCATCGACATCGAGACCAACTCAATCGACGCCGTTGTCGATGGCTTCAAGTCCGAGTGGAAGAACATCGTGTACGCGCTCCTTGACCCGAATCTCGTCCCGGGACTCATCCCGCTTGCGCCGCGATTCCTCTCCATTTCGCTCGACGTGCCAGAGGAAGAGGTTGGGGGGCTCGGAACCGGGCCGACTACCGATCTTGTAAAAGCAGTCTTGGTGCAGAACAGGGATTACATAAAAAACTACTTCGGCCCGGCAAAGCAAGAGGCAGCGAAGGCGAGCTGATCCGGGCCGTCGAGTTCCTGGTATCAAGAGGTCATGCTTTCCATGATGTGCTGAACGTCTACACGATGGAGCAGGTGTATGCGTTCGAGGATGCTGCCCATAGGAACGTCGCAGAAGATCTTGCCGAGATGGCAACGGCTTTCCGTGCGGCCGGGCATCCGAAAGATACTGTCTGGAAAAAGTACATGGAACATCTGAACGGAAGGATGAACAGGGGGATGAAGAAAGCGAAAAGGAAGTCGCCTGCCGTGATGACGCGGGCGCAGGCGGCGGAACTTAGGAAGATGTCCACAAGAAGGGCGAACTGATGGCGAACGAGCAGACCATAGCGAACCTTATCATCAAGCTCTCCGCGCAGACGGTGGAGCTCGCCACCGGCCTGAAGAGAGCCGAGGGAATGGTATCCGGGTTCAAGGACATCGTGCAGAAGGCCCTGGGAGGGATCTCTCTCGCGATCGTCGGATACAAGCTCAAGCAGGCCGTCACGGATGCGAAGGACTACGCTGTCCAGATCTCCAAGACTGCCGAGAAGATCGGCATTTCTACGGTCGACCTCTCGAAGCTCGCGGACGCCGCGGACGACGTAGGGCTCTCCCTGGACACGCTGGCTCTCGGAATCCGGTTCCTCGAGCGGGCCATGCTGGAGGCCTCCCAGCAGGAGGGGGAGACGAGGGACATCTTCAAGTCCCTGAAGGTCGAGTATGAAGCTGCCCCTGGAGTCGTCCGCCCCGCGATCGACGTCATCCTCGACCTGGCCGACGCGTTCAAGAGGATGGGCGACGAGGACCCGACCAAGGCGCCGAGGGCGATGAAGCTGATGGGGCGCGGCGCGGCCGAGATGATCCCCTTCCTGAACAAGGGGAAGCAGACCTTGACCGAATGGATGGCCACTTCCGAGAAGGCCGGGATGGTCATCAGCGAGTCTCTCGGGAGGAGGGCTCGCGAGTTCGACCGCACGATGAACAATGTGAACGACGCCATAAAAGGCGTGTCGATCACCCTCATGAGCGAGCTGCTCCCGTCCTTGCAATCCGCGGCGAAGTTCCTGCTCGACGCTGCTTCGGCGATGAACAGCATGCGGGGAAGCGCGGGCTTCCTCGTCGACATGACGAAGTTTCTCCTGCTCTCCGTCGTCCCCCTGACCGCGGCCATCTTCATCCACTCGAAGGCGATCTGGATCGCTAACGTCGCGCTCCGGGCCTACGGGGCGGCCATTGCCTTCTTCTCCGGTCCGCTTGGCTGGATCACCATCGGCATCATCGCCCTATCCGCTGCATGGAGCCTCCTTGGAAAGGCAGAGAGAGAGGCCACCCGGGAACAGGAAAAGTTCGCAGACTCCGTCAAGGCGATGAAGATGGACGAGATCCAGATGGAGCTTCGGGACACCGAGCGGCTCCTTACCCTCATGAGGCAGAGGTACGAGGCGTTGAGGGAGGAGTTGGAGCGGGACGTCGAGGTGAGCCTGTTCTCCGCGGGCAGGGCCAAGGAAGCCGACGATCTCTCGAAGGCGATGGCGAGGACGGAAGCCCGCGTGAAGATCCTGCGGAAGGCGATCGAGGAAGGACCGAAGGCGCCGAGCGAGATGATTCCCAACGCGGAGGCCATGAAGGCCCTCGAGGACAAACTGCTCCAGCTCAAGGCTGCGATGAGCGAGTTCATCGACCCCACGGCCAAGGCCAGGGCCGAGCTCAAGGCGTTCATCGAGCAGACGGTCCGCGGGAAGGGTCCGATCACCCTGTACCAGGCGAAGATCAACGAGGTGACGGCAGCCAGCGAGAGGTACCTCGCCGCCTCGCTCGACCTGAAGATCAGGCAGGCGAAGATCTCCGGAGAGCTCCAGAACGAGATCGCGATATGGGACCAGGCCCTCGCGGACCTCGAGATCGACTACGAGCGCGGGCTCGTCGGGGTGGAGAATTATTTCGCAGAGCGTGCACGGATCATCGAGGAGAAGTCGAAGGCGGAGATCGATGCCCTGAAGGCGAAGCGGGAGCTCCCGGGGGTAGGGGAGCCGGAGAAGATCGCCATCGACCTCGAAATCGAGGTGAAAGAGACGGGGCTCGAGAGCGCCCTCATCCAGGAGGCAGCGACCGCGAAGAAGGCGGTCGACGAGTTCAAGGCGGCCGTCAGGGCGACGGAACTCCAGGCCATTGTGGACCGGAACACTCTGGACCTGGAGATCCTCACGGGTCAATACGACACCGGGCTCGTCGATCTCGCCACATTCTATCGGGAACGCCGGGAGATGATCCTGGCCGAGGCAGATAAGGAAATCGCCAACATCCAGGCCGAGATAGACGTGGGACTTCCGGACAAGGAGAGGATCGCCAGGGAGAACGAGATCGCACGCATCCGCGCAAGGGCCGGCCTCGACCAGATACGGCTGAACAGGGAGATGGCCGCGGAGAGCAGGAAGCAGGTCCTCGATGCGATCGACCTCGCGAAGATGCTCGCCACGGCGAAGGCAGAAGGGACAACTGGAGAGATCGAAGCCATGCGCCTTCGCCACGACGCGGAGCTCGCAGAACTGGACAGTAGGAACCTCGAGGAGATCAATCAACTCGCGCTGCACCTCGGTCAGAAATCAGAATTGGAAATGGACTACAACGAGAAGCGGCAGGCGATGGAGGAACTGTACGCGGCACAGGACATGCGGCGCAGGAAAAAGCTTGCCGACCAGGAGCGGGACGTTGCCCTGAAGCGGCTCGAGGCCCAGATGTTCGTGGCCACGGAGCTCGGGAATATCTTCGGGCAGATATACGAGATGTCCGGGAACAAACTGAAGGCGTTCTTCTACCTCCAGAAGGCGATGGCGATCGCACAGATATACATCAGTGCGGCTGCAGGGGCGATGAAGGCCGTCGAGCAGACCGGCATTTTCGGGATTCCAATGGCGTCCATCATCTGGGCGATGGCCGCCGCGAACATCGGGATCGTCCTTGCCCAAACGGTCAAGGGGTTCGTGAAGGGAGGTCCGGTCACCTCCGGGTCAGGCAGGAAAGACGACGTCCCGGCAATGCTCACGAAGGGCGAGTATGTGCAACCGGAGCCTGCCGTCCGTTACTACGGTGTCCAGGTGATGGAGGCGATTCGGCGGATGGTGATCCCGAAAGATGCCTTCAAGGGATTCGGTTTTTTCCCCGTAGTTAGACCGCAGTTCGCGTTCGCGGGCGGGGGAGTCGTCGATAGACCTGCGGGGCCCTCCTTTGCAACGAACGTCACGGTGAACGTGGCGGACCCGCGCCTCGCAGCGGACCTCAAGAGGGAGATCGAGAAGACGGCCATCCGCGTCATGAAGGAGCACTCCTGACATGAGGCTTGGAACATACCTTTTCCCGTGGACGCCGGACCGATTCACGATCCCGCAGGCGGATCGCATCCACGCCGCGGAGAAGACCTGGTCCTCGGCTGTCCTGTTCTCGTGGGGAGCGGACATCATCGGGAAGCGCATCGTCATGGAGTGGGAGTTCACCTCCGTCGCGCAGTACGACGAGATGCGAGAAATCCTTGAGGCTGACGTTGGGGTGGAGTGGGATCCGAACCGTCCTGGATACGGTGGAATGGCGTACAACGTGGAGGTCCTTGCCGTGGACGGCGAGTATTTCGAGGTCGCCGACAAGGAGCAGCCCTATCGGAGAAACGTCCGGGTGGAATTGATGATAATGAGCGAGGCCGGCTATGGCGTTGGTTCTTGACCCCACTCTCGCGGCGGCCCAGGACGCGCAGTTCCGCAGGCCGTTGGCGGAGATCATCTCCGGCGCGTTCGTCCCCGACGTGCCGTTCGACGGGCAGCTCCTGACCGGTGGCGCGACCGCCGAGTCGCGCCCGAACATGATCTCGCTTTCCTCGGGGCGGCTTGCGATCGCCATGAAATACAGTGTCGGTGGAAGGTACGTTTACACGGACGAGGAGCGCCTGGAGTTCTCCTTCGTCGCCATCCCGAACAGCATCTCGTTCGACGTGGAAGAGATGGTGCTGTGCGAGCTCGGAAGCGGGAACGTCGGCGTGGTCTTCCTCGAGTCAAGCGTATCGACGTGGAGATTGTCGTCTCGCGTGATCTCCCCTACGGGCGAGCTCGTGTCCTCCCTGGTGACGATCGCGAATTACGCGAAGTCGTCGTACTGGATCGGCAAGCCCGCGACGGTCCGGCTCCCGGCAGGCGGCTACATCTTCGTGTACGGGAAGGAGGACGCCGGGACCTACACGATCCAGAAGCGGACCTCTTCGGATTTCCTCTCTTGGAGTGCGGAGTCCGCCCTGTCGATCGGCGGTCTCGATTCCTCGAAGTGCCGGGACAATCCTTCGCTCCTGGTGGACACGCACGACGACCTGTTCCTCTTCTTCGATTACCTCGACGAGGTGAGCGGGAACCAAGAACGGACGAATGTGTACTACTCCGTATCGTCCGACGGCGGGAGCACGTGGTCGACTGCCGTGGCGGTCACCAGTTACGCGGACTTCACCGCAACGGGCTTGCATCCGGCGGCCGTCCAGCTCATAGCCGACCAGATCAAGATGGTCTACTACGAGCAGCGCGGAGCCCTCCACGCGGATGTCAACACGGCGGGATGGACGGACAACGGAAGCAAGGTCAATGCGGTCTCCTTCGACCCGGTAACGAGGAAGATTTACGCTATCTGCGGGGCACTCGAGGGAGTGGTCGAGATGGACCTCGACACGTGGACCGTCACGAACATGTGGGACGACGGCTCCGTGCCTGCGTTCCCCGCGTGGCTTGGCGGCGGCGGAACGCTTGGACACCACGAGCGCCACCTGGTGGTCATCACAGACATTACGAATAGGCATCTATATCTGCTCGACGCGCAGGCGAACACGATCACCGGCTACCATTTCTCGGACGACGCCCCGCATCAAATAGTTACGAACGTGGAGGGGCTAGTGCCCGGAGGACATCCCGGCACGCCGGTCATACAGAAGACGTGGGTGGACTTTGCCTCGCAGCGTCTCTGGATCTATTTTGCCCAAGGATACATTGGTGTCGCTACGAACATCGTCGGGTACATCGACCTCTCCCAGACCGCGCCGCCCTACACGTTCCATCAGGTCGTCACGCACACGTTCACCCCAAACGCAGGCTATCCCCAATACGATATGTGGATTGACGTCGCGGAGAACTACGCCGTGGTGTCTCACAATGGAGACGTATTCGTCTATTCGCTGGAAACTGGAAACGTGCTGTATACGTTCAATTATTCCCTGTACCCCGAGTTTCCATATCAAGGGCTCCACGACGTTTCCTATTTGAACAGGAACATCTATGGAACATTCTTCTACTTCGATCTTTACGGCCAGGGGGACTATCGCGGCCTATGCAGAATCAACCTGGACGACAGCTCGATCTCCTATTCCCGCCCCACGTGGGATACCCTGGACGACTACAAACTGTACGCAATTGAACCGATCTCCACCGGGGAGTTGCTTATCGTCGGCTTCTACTGCGTGACGAAGTTCAACCCGCTGGACGGCACGTGGGTGGAGTACAGCAACGACACGATCCCCGGGTTTACTCCGACCGGGGTCGCGGACGGATTCTCTGGCCTTGCGTACGATTCGCTGACCGGTACGGTCCTGACCGGGTCCAACGGCTTCTACACCTGGAACGGACTCATCGCGTTCTCCATATACGGATTCATCCGACAGTCCCACTATATCGACGGGGTGAAGTCGGGAGGATCCTGGTCGTTCGGCTCCGAGGAGGCTTTCACGCAGGGGCTTTACGACTACGAGGCGACTGCCTCGAAGGAGCCGGGGACGACTGCTCTCTATTCTTTCTGGACCCGGCAGGAGGGAATGGATCTCCGGGTTGCGTGGGACAAGGAGCAACCCGCGTTCAACCTGTCTCAATATCTCATCTCGGGTAAGGCGGTGATGATCAGGCGCGGAATCGACGGGACACCAGGCAGGCTCGAGTTTACGGTCTCGCACGGGCAACTGTTCGATCCCCACAATTCGTTCTCGCTTCTTTCCCCGTACCTCAAGAAGTTCCGGAAGATCACGGTCCGATTCGGGGAGAAGATCGGCGGATCGGAATACTGGCAAAACGCAGGGGTGTTCGCGGTCACGGAGAACCACATCTCGTACGAACGAGGCGTCTATCCGGTGATGTCCGTGACGGCGGAGGACAAGCGATCCCTCTGGGAGGGCGTCGAGGTCATTGCGACGGAACACTACGAGACGTATCCGGAGGCGATCATCGGCGACGTCCTCGTTACCTGGGCCGGGGAGCTGCTCGGGAGCATCGACCTTCCGGACTTCGACGGAAGATACGTCATCTGGCGTCAGTGGATCGACACCGACGTCAAGAGGATCATAGACGACATCGCGAACAGGTTCGGGTACTTCGTCCGCGTGACGGTCGATGACGAGGTGTCCGCGAGGAAGATCTCGAACGTCAATCCCGTGGATCACGCGTATGCCAACACGACCCGCATCCAGAACTTCTCGCCGGACGATTCGTTCTCCGACTGGACGAACCGGGTCGTGGTGGTCGGGGAGTCCAGGGACTTCATAGACGTCCTGATGAACGAGGAGCCGATCCAGGTGCTTTCGGGGACGGTCGGGTGGTTCGGGCACAAGAAGACGGTCCGCGTGTACTACTCCGAGGACCGCACCAAGCGGTGCAGGAATCCCAGGCTGGAGATCATCGAGAGCGTGAAGAACTTCAACTTCCGGCTCGGCGGGGGAGGGGAGTCGATCACGGACAGCGATGGGGTCGAGTTCCTCTGGGTCGAAGTCACGATCGACATGCCGAACCTCGTTCCGGAGGCTGCCGGACTTGTCGCTGCAATTACTGCGCTCGGCATCGCGTGCGGGAGTTCCATCTTCGTCTCCGGATACTGCTTCGCCGCGCTGTGCATCCTCCTCGGGGCTCTCTTCTATATCGTCTCGTCGTTCGCCCTGTACCAGTACCAGCTCCATGCGCGCCCGATGGGGAAGGAGAGGCAGTCCATCCAGGCGGAAGCGAACGACGTCGCGCTCCAGGCGCAGATCGGCCGGGTGGTGACGAAGAAGCTCGAGGACTCCCTGTGCATCACCGTGGGGCAATGCCTCGAGGTGGCGAACTACGAGCTGATGATCGCGCAACTCCAGAGGAACCGGGTGACCCTCAAGAAGATCGCGCACCTCCAGGACGAGGAGGGGGACACGATCACGTTTCCCCACCCGTATACCGGGGCGACCATCAAGATATTCGTGACGGACCTGACGCGTACCTACACCAAGCCGGCGCCGGGGAGCGAATCCGGGGGGATCTTCGACCAGATCGAAGGATGGGTGCTGTGAGGCTGTACGGGAAAAGGTTCCTAAAGAACAAAGTCCGCCGGGAGATGACCTCCAGGGTGGAGACCAGGGACGGCATCGTGTGGGACGTCCTCCCGGATCAGCGCGTGTGTCGCGTGAAGATCCAGGGTTCCGGCGAGTTCATCGTGGCGTGGTATCCGCTCAACATGGACAAGAACCCGAGCTGGATGAAGGCAGGGAACGCGGTGAGGATCGCGCACGTGGGCGGGGCGGGGGGAAGGATCGAGGTGGTGGGTCACGGCCTGCGGCTGCCGTCGGCGATGCCGGGCGGAGACAAGCCGCCGGAGATCGCCGGCCCGGACGGAGTGGTCTCCGGAGCGTACGTCCATGCCCCGGACGTGCCCTCCATGACGGTCGCGATCGAGCCGGGAACCTACCGGATCAACGGGGTCACGTACGAACTGGCCGGCGAGGGAATGGTGATGTCCGCGACCTCGCAGGAAGTGATGGGGTCCGGATCGGTCATGGGCGGCGTCGCCGCGACGGTCACGCTGAACGCCGCGCCCGCCGTGAACACGTTCCGGTACGACCTCATCGTCGTCGGTGCGGACGGAGTGGTGGACTATATCCCCGGGGCCCCGTGGGCGTACCCGGGGTGGAGCGGATGGGACAAGGTAAGCACCCCGGTCAAGCCGACCGTTCCGGCGGGGCACGTAATGCTCGGCGACTACATCCTGGTTTACGGCGGAATGACCGAGGTGACCGACGCGGACATCGGGCGCGAATGGACCCGGCCGAGAACGGCGAGCGTGAAGGTCACCGCGGACGACGCATCGCTGCTGTACGGAGACCTCGTCGGCGGATATCCTCCGGGGACGCTGGCGAACATGAGGACCTACCTGTACGCCCTGGTTTATGACCAGTACGGGCAGATTTACGGCGAGATGGGACCCCACGCCTATACGGAGGTGGCTTTCCGGGTCGCGTACGGGTACGGCTACGTCTCGCTGAACTGGCCGACTTTCGTCGGGCCGGGCAAGGACTGGAACGGCGATCGGTCGTGGCTCACCTTGTACGTCGCGACCTGGGGGAGCTACTTCCGGGTCTACTACGCCAGGCCCTTCGTGTACATCAACCAGCCGATTCCAGAGGACCCGGGCTACCCGGGGTATTACGAGGCGGACGACGGACACACGGCTTTGGTCGAGGTGCGGTGCCGCGCTTACGACGCGGACTACTTCGACTATATCTATGTTCGCCATCTCGGAAACGACAATGCGACATTCATGCCCCCGGAGATATGAGCGATGAGCGACAAGGCGGAAAAGATCCTCGAGTCCATTCTCGAGCAGGCCGTTGAACAGACGACGCTTCACAGGAAGATCGTCGAGAAGATAGAGGATCTGCACGTCGAGTTCGTGAAGCGAATGCCTTGCGGAGAGCGCACCGCGGAGGAAATGCGGGAGAACATGGAGAAGGTGCTTCAGTCCTTCGAGGGCACGCCCTTCTCCTCGATCTTCAAGGGCATGATGGGAGGGCCTCGTGGGAAATAACTACTTCACGAAGTGGATCGACGGCACGACGAAGTACCGCCTCGCGGACATGGACACTCCGCTCGTCTCCCTGGATCGGGCCATCACCTACCACAAGGTGGGCATAGTTTCCTGCGACGGCGCACTCTCCTACGACAAGACAACGGGAATCCTCTCATGGTCCGGGTCGCTTCGCATCCACTTCAACAGGACGGACGGGTTCGCGATCGTGAACACCGTCGCGGCCGGGAACATAACCCTCGCCGACAACGAGTTCGCCTATGTAGACTTGAACGAAACGGATGCCACCGTATTGACGGTCCAGAAGGCCGCGATCACCACGGGGGCGGCGTCGAACTTCAAGGCGTACAATCGGCTCATCCTCGCCTACCGGAACGCGACCTCCGACGAGATGTACCCGGTGGAGCTGGTCAAGGGGTGGACCGTTCCCGAAGGATCGCTACCCGAGAGGAACGCGACGATCTCGTTCAGCCCCGAGTATCCCGGAGCCGTGATGACGGCTGACGGCGGGGACAACGCCCCCGGAGACTTCGGGATGACCAGCGACCTGGCGGTGTCCGGGAACACGTTCAGGAACTACTACGAGTGGAAGTCCTCGATCACCACCGCGCTCCAGGACTACGATATCTTCTTCCAGTGGAGAGTGCCGTACAACTTCGACAGGTTCCAGGCCGGGACGAGCCAGGCGCTCCTGCTGGAGATATGCACGGAGGAGACGGCCGCGACGAACAACAAGATCGACGTGACCCTCCAGAAAGACGGGAGCGCGACCACGTCCTCGCTCACCGGGCAGACGTCGGCTTCGGCCGGAGTCTGGAAGCAGATCGGATTCGACGAGACGGACACGGTCCTGGCCTCGCTGTCCCCCGGGGACATCCTGAACGTCCGCATCAAGATTTACAGCCAGAATGAGAAGTACGCGAGAGTCGGAAGGATCGACCTCGCGGCCGTCCTTCAATAGGAGGCCGATATGGCGAGAAGGTTCATCGACGGGTTCGAGAGCGGAACCGCAGACGCCTGGGACCAGAGCGGGGGCGCGGGGACCGTCGGCGGGTCCTACGCGGCGACCGGCTCGTACGGGCTGTTCCTTGACGCGGTCGCAACGCACTGGCGAAACGTCAATATCCCTGCGTCGGCCACCTATTATTATTCCATGCGCATCAAGACGACGAGCATCGGGGGGCTCTCCATCTGCCAGTTCTTCGAGGGGGCGATCCAGCACATAGGTTTTCTGGTCAGCGCGAACAAGATCCAGGTGAAGCGTGGAACGACGACGCTGACGGATTCCGGCGTCAACGTACTGTCCAGCAACATCTGGTACCTGGTGTCGGGGTGGGTCTACATCCACGACTCGGCCGGCCGGGTGGTCGTCGACGTCAACGGGATCAACTGGATCGACTTCACGGGCGACACCCAGAACGCCGGAAGCGGACCCATCGACATCTTCCGAATCGGTTCCGACGCGGCGAACGGAGGCGTCCCGCGCTGGTACTACGACGACATCGTCTTAGACGACGCGAACCCGATCGTCAACTCCAGGATCGCCGGAATCGCGGTGGATGGAGCTGGTAACTCGACGCAATGGACACCGTCGGCCGGCAGCAACTATCAGTGCGTGGACGAGATCCCGCCGTCGGACGCGGACTACGTGTACGTGAACTCCAACGACCAGGTCGATCTCTATTCCCTGGCGAACCTCGGGGTGAGCGGCGTGGACATCAAGTCGGTGCAGGTCCTCGCGAGGGCGCAGAAGGAAGGTGCGTCCACCCCGCAGAAGATCGCTCTTGCGGTCAGGACTGGAGCCACCAACTACGTGAGCTCCGACCAGAACCTCGCCACGGCCTTCAAGGGTCATCGGAACGTCTGGGAGCAGAACCCTAACACGGTTGCCGCATGGACGGAGAGCGACGTGAACGGCCTCGAGGCCGGGGTCAAGTCGAGGGCATGACATGGCAGACCAGGCGACGACATCCCAGGTCCACGTCCAGGCGGAATACGAGACGGCGCCGCAGGCCGTCGTCTCCCAGGTGTTCGTGCAGGTGGAATACATGATCCCGACGAGCGGTGCCCCAACCCAGGAGAGGCTGCTTCGACATGGATCATGGTTCGGTTCATCCGTGAAGCAGAGGTTCTGGTGGGCGAGATGAGAAGGAGGAAACGATGAGCGGGAACAACGAGAAGCCAAGGCCGCGGATCATCATCACGCTGCATCCTGGCGGCGGAGTCGAGATCGAAGGGCCCCTCCAGGACAAGATCCTGTGCTTCGGGATGCTGAAGATGGCGGAGCACATGGTGGCGGAGTGGAAGCCGGAGAATCAGCCGAAGATAGTCGTTCCGCAGATCCAAGTCGGGGAGCTCCCGAACCAATAAGCGAGGAGGTGGAAAGAAATGGCAGCGACAGTTCAGATCCACGAGATGACGGCGGCCGCGGCCGGGACGGACAAGACCAGCGGAACGATCCGGTTCAAGGCGGCGGACAATCAAACGGTCGATTCAAATGACCGACTCCAGATCCCGACGGGCGCGGAGATATTCAGCTACACGAAGCACGCGAGATTCTACTTCTCGACGGGACCGAGCGTGGACATCCAGAACTTGCGGGGCTACTCGGACGGGGGCGGATTCGGCACAGGAGTAAACGTGGACTACGACGTCCCCGGCGGCGGACTCGGCACTTTTCCGAACATCAACACGGACATCGCCGGGACGGACCTGTTCCTTCGCGGGTCCGGAGACCCGGTGGACCTGGACGCGATCAACACGGGGCCGCACACCGGGACAGGGTACAAGGGCGACCACATCCGGATGCAGATGGGCGTGGCGAACACGGCGGCGCCCGGGCAACTCACGGGGGAGACGCTCACCTTCGCGTACGACGAGACGTAAAATATGTTCCCGGTCTCCGAGGCGTACGGGTGGGAAGTAGAGATACTGGACCACACGGTCATTCGGCAGTACCCGGGCGACGGGACCGAGACCCCGTCGACGAAGATCCCGGTGGGGGAGGTCGTGCGCGCCTCGATCGTCCCCCACCTCGGGGCTGGCCCGAGGCACGACGTCCTACTCGACCACGGGCGCGGGGAGAAGTTCGTCAGAAGGTTCGGGCGCGGGATCATGAAGGATCGCGGGAACGGGCACAAGCTGGTGGAGTACCTTCACTGTCTCGAAACGACTCATTATCGCTTCTGGATCTTCAGTTCGTCGGGGCAATCGCTCGTGACGAACCCGGAGTTTGAGCTGTACCTGTGAGGGCGTAGATGGCTGACACCGGCGTAAAAGCCCCGACGGCTGCGGAGAGCGTCGGCGAAGCCCCTTGGAACGATGCGAACTGCGGGTGGGTCAATCCGGCGAACATCTTCGGGGCCGGGGAAGCGGAAGTCACGCACGCATCGTTCGATTCCCCGGACCAGACGTACGTTCTCAAGGCGTACGGCTTCGACTTCTCCGCGATCCCCGACGGCTCCACGATCAACGGAGTCCAGGTCGTCATCAACGCGCGGTATGCCGTGGCCGCCGTCAGTCTCGATCTGTGCCAACTTCTGGACATCTCCCGTGCGAAGGTCGGGACGAACAAGTACGCGACCCCGCAAGCCCTGACGACCTCGGCGGCGAACTACACCATCGGCGGCGCGGCGGACAAGTGGGGGAACTCGCTCACAGCCGCATGGGTGAAAGACCCCGACTTCGGTGTGGCCATCGGTGCCCTCGCGGGCGGCGCGAACTCTGACGTTTTCATCGACTCCGTCACGATGCAGGTATGGTATACGGCACCAGCAACCTATACGAAGACGGTTTCCCTCGACGGGTATCTCCAGAAGGTTTTCACGAAAACCCCTTCTCTCGACGGGTTGCTGAACAAGGCAGGACAGACGAAGACGCTCACCCTCGACGCGTACGTCAAGAAGACGTTCGAGAAGACGCCTTCGATCGACGCCTTCCTGACGAAGGTCGGGCTCAAGACTCCGGCGCTCGATGCCCTCCTTCAGAAGCTCGGCCTCGACGAGACGCTCTCCCTCGACGCCCTCCTCCAGAAGGTCGGCGTGGAGAAGACCGTCTCCCTGGACGCGATCCTGTACGCGGTCGTGGCATACACGATCTCCGCCACCCTCGACGGCCTACTCAGGAAGTCAGGCGCGAAGACGGTTCAGGCGGACGCGCTCCTCCAGAAGGAGCAGACGAAGACCGTCGCGGCGGACGCACTTCTCCAGAAGGAGCAGACGAAGAGCGCAGTACTCGACGCTTTCCTGTTCGCGACGATACTCAAGACCCCGGCTCTCGACGGGGTGCTCCAGAAGCTCGGGATCGAGCGGGGCTCCACGCTGGATGCTCTCCTCCTCGCGCTCGGACTTGAGAAGACGGTCAGCCTCGACGCTCTCCTGACGAAGATGACGGAGGTCTCCCTCGGACTGGACGCCTTCCTTACGGACTCTGACGTGGAGCGATCCGTCTCCCTGGATGCCTATCTCAAGAAGACGGAGAACAAACCGGTCTCCCTCGATGGGCTACTCCTCGGGGTGGCGCTGACGAGGATTACCACGCTTGACGCGATCCTGATCGCGGCCGGGGAGACATCGATCTCTGCGTCGATCGACGCCGTTCTCCAGAAGTTTGGAATGACGAAATCCGCCTCGATCGACGCGTTCCTCTCCCGGGTGGCCCTGACGCTTACGACCTCGCTGGATGCCTACCTGTCGAAGGGATACGCGAAGGAGCTGGGGCTCGATGCTCTCTTGACGAAGTCGTTTTCACAGGGATCTACGATCGACGCCTTCCTTCAGAAGCAGTACGCAAAGCAAGCGTTGATTGACGCCCTGCTCCAGAAATCTGGCGCGGCCCGTACCGTGGCGCTCGACGCGATCCTCGTTGAATACGCGCCGTTCCTGGCCGTTCTTGTCAGTCTGGACGCGCTCCTTTACAAGGCTCGCAGCAGATCGGTCGGGCTGGATGCAATCCTTGTGATGGCCTCGCAACTTGCTTCGCCCCGCTATACCTACAATGCCACGGCGAGGCAGAGGGAATACGATGCACGGAAAAGGAAGCGCGAATACGACGCAGCGCCCCGCAAGCGAGAGCATGACGATCAATAGGAGGACCCCATGGCCCAGGTTGTGAGACCGCCGAAACCTCCGGCCGAGAAGAGATGGCTGACGATCAACTTCGACGAGAAGGCGAAGGACGCACTCGCACCGGGAGACTCCCTGGCGAACATCCTCTCCTTCGTCTGCCGGACGACGCCCCAGGGCGACGACGTGACGAGCGAGATGGTGGAGGCGGGGACCGTGTCGATCATCGCGAACGACCTGAAGGTGACGTTCCTTACCGGAGAAGGCGTCGACAAGCAGGACTACGAGTACGAGGCGATCGTGGACACCCTTCTCGGGGAAACGCTCACGGAATACCTGATCCTCGAGGTTCGCGGGAGGAACGTGGAACCGACTTCGTAAAAGCATACATTCCATAATACGAGCGAGGCCCCTTTCGGGGCCTTTTTTATTTGGAGGCGAAATGCGGATCTTGATCGATCCAGGGCATGGCGGATCGGATCCAGGGGCGGTGAACGACCGGGTGAAACTGCGGGAGTCAAACGTCGCGCTCATGTACGCGCTGATCCTCCGCCCGCACCTCGCAGACGCGGGGCACCAGGTCTCCCTCTCTCGGGAGGCCGACCAGTTCCTCTCTTTGGAGGCGCGCGTGGCGTTCGCGCACGACCGCAGGGCGCACCTGTTCCTCTCCCTGCACTGCAACGCCGCGGTCAACCAGGCGGCCTCGGGGATCGAGCTGTGGACGTCGGTGGGACAGACAGCTTCGGACGATGTCGCGACAAGTCTCTTCGGGGAGATCAAGGCAACCTTCCCCGACCGGAAGATGCGCGCGGACTGTGATGACGGCGACCCGGACAAGGAAGCGAACTTCTACGTCCTGCGCCACACGCGGATGCCTGCGGTGCTGCTGGAGCTCGAGTTCCTCTCGAACGACGCCGCGGCCATCTGGCTCCGGGACTATGCAACGGTCAACCTTTATTGTGCTGCGATCGCCCGCGGCGTGGACGCGTGGGATAAATCCTTGAGGAGGTAGAAAAATGTTGTGGATGCGAAGAAGTGTTGGGGTACTGATCGGGCTACTTGTTATTGGTGTGATGATGCTATCCGCTGGAAATGCCGAAGCCGCGACACTGTCGTGGACAGCACCGACGCAGTACACGGACAACACCGTGATTCCGGCGGCGAAGATCCCGACGATTACGTACACGCCTGCATACGGCTCCTCCGCGAGCGGACCATGGACCGCGGGAACCGCCACCGCCGCGGGCGCCACAAGCGCGGTCGTTCCTGACCCAGCATCCGGCACAACGCGGTACTACACGGTACAGGCAACCCTCGATGGGCAAACGAGCGGTTATGCGACGCCTCCTGTGTCAAAGACCGCCCCATTCCTCACCCCGAAATCACCGACGGGCCTCTCGGTGAACTGACATTGAAGCGGGCTGTATTTATCATCGCCTTCCTGCTCCTCGCGGTCCCGGCGTTCGCAGAGACGTTAGGCTGGAACCCCGTGACGCAGTACACGGATGGCACGCAGATAACCGGCAAGACTGTCTACTACCAGCCTGTGTGGTCGATGACGCAGAACCTCGCCTCACCGAAGAATATGGGCGGCCAGATCACGGCCACGATGAAGGACTTCACCCCGGTCTCCGAGGGGATGCCGGCCACAGGGTGGATATACCTGTCCTGCAAGGCCATCGTGGATGGGATGCCGTCCGATCTCGCATCACCCCTCGCGTGGGATGTTGCAAGGAAAAAACCGGTACCGCCTGGGCAATTGAAGAAGATCGTCCGATGAGAAAGATGCTGGCCTGGATGATCCTTTTCCTTGTGGCCTGTTCGTCCCCGCAAAATACGGAGCCGCCGAAGGAGCAAGGGAAGGAATATCTGGCGTGGGAGCAGGAAGGAAGATACACGGACAATACCTACATGGACGTTGCCAGAGAGGTGTTACGGTACGACGTTTACATGGACGAGGACGGCACGTTCGAGCCCTACGGGGAGTCGCATAATCTTGACCATCTGATCGCATCGGTTGGAAAAGCGAACGACAATGAGGTCCAGGCAATGATCAAACGGGAATTCGACCTGTGGCTCTTTCGGCAGGCGGGGATCACCCCAGGCCCGTACGGGAAGTTCCTGTCGGTTCGGTGCGTGGCGATTGACAACTCCGAATCCGATCATTCGGCACCCCTGTTCTGGGAAGGGGAGGAGGCAAAATAACATGCCTGACTGGAAGGGCATCGGGGCAATCCTGGCGGCCCTCGGATTCATGGTGAGCAGCACACTCGCTGTCGAGTACCGATATGCGAAGAACGACCGGCTTAAACTCGTCGAGATGCGCCTGGAGCAGAAGATCCAGCAGGATCGGTATTGGTGGCTCAAGGACAGATTGCAGCGTCTGAACCGTGCGTATCCCGACAGTCGGAGGGCCCCCACGGAGATTCGGGAGGAGTGCGGCAACCTGGAACGGGAAATCATGGAGATCGAAAAGTCGAAGGGAGAAAACCGATGAGCATCTTGTCGCCGATCGGATACGTCCTGTTCGGAGCCATCCTCGGGCACTTCCTCGGGGACTGGATCATCGCGAAGATCAAGGGGTGGTTCGGCCAGCCCCCGGCCTTGGGATAATGAAATGGATGAGTGGGGGTTCTTCTCAACCGCACAGCAATTCATCGACCCGGTGGCAGTGATCTTCGCCATCACAGCCTGCTGGCTCATCAAGCAAATTTTCTTCCAGGAGGCGGGGCAGGCGTCGGGGTTCATGCGCCCGGGGGAAATATGGACCCGCATCTTCCCGGCCATGCCGATTCTCTTGGCCGTCCTGTACGTCGTCGTGACCGGATACAAAAGCTACACGGGAAACGTCCTTGCGAGCAAGGGGATCGTCTCGGGCGCCGTGGCCGGGTATTTGAACCGTGCATGGAAGGTGGTTGTGCTTGGCCAATAACCACAGGCGGGTTCGGATTTCCGCTTGTCCGACGTGCGGGAAGCTTGTCCTCCATCCCTGTATGGCGGATGGGGATCAGGGGTGCAAGGAAACTTCCTGTCCGGTCTATTTCAGGAAGGGAGGAAAATGTAGTGGAAATCGTGGAGAGCGTAAAAAGAAAGATCGCCGACCACTGGAATAAGAACTGGTTCGCGATTCTCGTCGTGGCGATCCTCGTCGCCGTGGTCTTCTCAGGATACCTGGGCGCACAACATGCGCAGAAGATGGCGGACAAATATTACCAGCGGATCGACGCGCTGGAAAAACAGGTCAACGAAAAGCTGGCGGCGATCGAGGCCGGGGACAAGGAGGCGGCCCGGCAACGTGCCGAGCTCGAGAAGCGGATCGCTGTATCGAATGCGAAGTGGGACTCTGCCATCAAGAAATATGCGGAAGTGAGAGGGAAAGTGTATCCCACAAAGCCGAAGGACGACAAGGAGCTTCTGACCAGATTCTCCGCGGCTGGCTACAAGGCGGTCCTCCGATGAGAAGATTGCTCGTATTTACCCTATGCGGGGCGATCGTCCTTGCCTGCCCTTCATCCCAGGGAGGAGATCGCCTCTCCTGGGCGGCGGAGGATTCGGGGGCGGCCGTAAAAAGGGAGCTGGTAATCCCCTACGACCAGGCGGAGAAATTGCTCGAGGACCTGGAAAGGGGGAAAATGGATGGGGAGAGGGCCGCTGCCTGCGAGGATGCGCTCAACCGCGGGATCGTCCTGGTCGAGGACTGCAAGGCGGCGAAGGGACTCCTCGAGAAGCGTGTCGACGTCCTGACGAAGGACCGGGATGAGGCCCTTGCGATGGCGAAAGAGGCAACGGAAACCGGGAAGAAGATCGGGAAGGTCCCTTGGTACAAACGTATGTGGGATGCCGGGAAATGGTTCCTGATCGGGTCGGCGGTCGGGTTCATTGCCGGAGCCGCTATGGGGGTTGGAAGGTGATAACGGTGACGGAGTTCTTCTACCACTTCGGCCCGCCCATGGTCGTCGCCGGGCTGACGATCTGGCTAGGCCGCAGGTTCAAGCAGGGCGACGACAAGAGGGAAAAAGACCGCCTCCTCACGGAGCAGAAGCGCATAGAGGAGAAGACCGACCAAGAGATCTTCCGACGCCAGGTGGTCGGCGGCCTCAAGGTGATCCGCAAGCAGAACCACTGGATGAGCAGGAAGTTCGTCGAGCTGGTGACGATCCACAACACCAAGCACCACAGCGAGGCGGTTTCGCTTGAGGGATACCCGAACGACGTGATCGAGGATTAGAGATGACCCGCGAGTGGAGGATTCTGACCGATGATGAAGGGCACACCATTTCCATCCGTGGACCGGACGGGAAGGAGCACTCCTTCTCCGGGTTCATCCTGTTCGCTGGCGATGCTTTCGCCGGGGCAGATTACCAAGCGGCGCATGGGGCGTCGGCGGATGCGGCGTTCGCCTTCGTCCAGGGATACGATAAGCCAGCCCTCGCGGCGTTCTACAAATCCTGCGCGTTGCAATTCATGAAGGTGCTCTCCCCCGAGGTGTTCCGGCAGGAGGTGGACGCGGAAGAAACGCTTGCCCGATGGGAACGGGAGGACAGCCGGAAGAAGGTGATGTGAAAGATGGCCGCCACGACGAATGCCTATGCCGCTCGCGCGGGGGTAGGCCGCCCTTGCGATATCTGGCTCCCCGGCGAGGCCGTAGAGGGGGGGCTGCCGGGATGCCCGATAATCGCCCGAGGATGCCCCAGGGGCGATCGTGTCATTTTTGTGTCATTTCCCGGGCACATTTCCGGGGTAAACCGGGGTAAATCGGGGAACGACGGGGAATCGGGGAGACACCCGCCAAGGGCGTAAATACGCCGTTTACTCGCCAAGTTATTGATTTTTAAAGTGGAGCCGACGCGGAGACTCGAACTCCGAACCTGCTGATTACGAATCAGAAAACCTACCAAGCCGGTGGCGGTCTGGCGGGCCTTGTGTCATTTCTGTGTCATCCTGCCTTGAATTTCCTCGCCTTTTTCCGATCCTCCCGCTCGATCCTTCCCAAGGCATCCCGGAGCTGCTCGGCGGTGACGTGCGTGTAGTGGAGCGCCATCTCGACCGTCGAGTGTCCGAGCATGGCCATCCTACCCTGCAGGTCGACCCCTTGCATCGCAAGCTGGCTTTCCGTCGTGTGACGCAGCGTGTGGGGCGTCACGTCCGGAATCTTCGCCTTCCTGGCCACCTCCTTGAACATCCGGGTGATCGTGTTGGGATCCCGCCACCTGGGGAAAATATAGGCGTCGGGCTTCCCTGTGCTCCCCAGGAGGGTCCGGGAGCTCGGGGTTATGGGGACGGATCGATGCTTGTCCCCCTTCCCGTGGACGTGGATCTCCGCCTCGAGGACGTCCTTCCATTTCAGGCGGACGAGCTCGATCCGGCGCAGCCCCGTGGCAAGTAGGAATTCGATGACCGGCCTGAACCCCCGGAACCTGGGTTCTTCTTTCGCCAGTCCGTCGCAGGCGAAAAGGAGCGCGGCGCGAACCTTCCCGACGACCAGGCGCGGAGCCCGGCCCGGCAGCCGTCGGAGCTTGATCTTTCGGAAGGGGTTCTCCTTGAGGATTCCCCATTCGATCGCCTCGTTGAAAGCAGCCCGCAGGTGCCTCCCTATGGAAGAAACTGAATTCGGCTTGAGCCCCTCCCCGGAAAGGGCCGAGAGAAACTGAGCAATATCCTCCCGAGAAACGGAGGAAAGGAGCCGATCGCCGGCGAACCAGATCAGCTTCGAGAAGGCGAACCGATCCGCCCGCAAGGTATCCTTCGCCCGGCCGCCGCGGGCCCCGATGTACCGATCGCGGAATTCGGAGAGCGTGACGCGGGATGCTCCTTCAATGCTGGCCAGCTGCTCCTCGAGGGAGAGCTTTTCAAATTCCCGGTAAAGTTTCTGTGCGAAATCGGGGTCTTTCGTGCCGAGGGATTTCCGCCTCTGGCCGTGGCGGATATGGAAATAGCCGTCGCGGGGATTCTTCCACAGTTTCACGGGGAACAGATTACTTACGAAGACGTCGGACTGCAACCCGAATTTGATCCCGGTCGGAATTCATGAGGGCGTTGATGCTGTCGGCGTCGACCCGCCATTCCTTCCCGATCTTTTTCCCATAGATTTCGCCGCGCGCCAGAAGGTTCCGAACCTTGTCGTCTCCCATCTTTAGGGCAGCCTTTGTCTCCTCGAAGGTGAGCCAGCGGGAGGCGATGCGGACGGCGGAAGAACTCATTCCTTCCCCTTGAGGGCCTTCATCTCGAACCCGCGTTCGGCGATTACCTGGTACACACTCCTCCCGGGTGCAACGGAGACGAATGGCAGGAAGATCTCCTCCGGGCACACCATGCCGAGGTCGACCAGGGCCATCTGAGCCTTGACCCAAGCGGAAAGCTGCCGCCAGCAGATGCGGTACGCGGCCTCGTCGAGCCGACCGTCCTGCTTCCACTGGTCCCGCTGTCGCGGCCCGAGATCCCGGTAGATCCGATTTTTCATAGCCTCGACCCGGGCGGGGAGTTCGACCGGAACCTGTTTGCCGTCCGGCAGTGTGATCAGGAAGGCGAGGCCTCGGAGAAGCCCATTGGAATCGAAGTCCTGCCGGACTTGCGTGGCGCCGCGGCTGGCGATCTCGGAGATGATCTCGGAGACGGAGCGCTCGGCCTTGACGCTGGTGTGCTGAAGGTAGATTTTCGTCATCCCTTCCTCTCCGGCACTTGATCCCACACGCGTCCGTCGAGCAACCGGCCGGCGGCCTTCTTGCCGACGCGCTCCATCATCTCGCCCGGGTGGGCTGGATTCGACCAGTGATGGACGCGGTCCCTCGGGGCGTTCGTGCAGGTCACACGCCCCCATTCTCCCCATTGCTTTAAGAAGAATGGCACCACGGCTGCTTGGCACTGATCGCGCAGGTCGCGCACCCACACGGGGTTCATCGGCCGCGCCCCTGGACCGCTCTCCCCGCCCACTATCGCCCATCCGATCCCCGTGAAGTCCACCTTCCCGACATCGGCCAGCAGCGGTTCAAATGAGATGAACCGGAGCGCGGCGGGGACATCCACCAGCGCATCACGACGCCACATCACTTCGGGGCTCTCAATGGTTGTACCGAGCCAGAGATTGGGCAGGACTGGGAACTTCTTGCTGAGCCCGCCCCGGAAATGGTAAAGCATCCGATCCGGCCGCTTTGTGAGAACCAAGAAAGTGTGCCAAGGCGCAGCCTCTATGTAGCTGAATACGGATACGATGAATCCGTGCGGAACATCCTTGTGAAAAAGGTCATTCCACGCCGCCCACACCTGCGGTTTTTTCGTCCGCAACGGTTCCGTCAGCACACGCTCTGTGGCGAGGCGCACCAATCCGTTCCACTTCCCGCCGGACGTGCATTCCCCCCCGCCGTACCGCTCGGCAATCTTCTCGTTCGGGTTCTTCCCGCGCATCACGGTCTCCCGCTCCGACCAGCAATGCGCACAACCGGGGGATACTTTTTCGCAACCGGATACCACGCGATAGGAACGATCCCAGTAAAGGCCGCGGTTGATGCGTGATCGGTCAGGCATCAGATCGGACTCTGGTCGTATATCTTCTGATGGATGCTGCAACGATCCATCCCCGGAGCCCGCCGGAACTTGCAACGTGGCGCGGGGTTCGGCGCCGACCGGCCTGTACCGATCGTGCTGATGCAACGTTCCTCGTCCGGGGGGATCGTGTTGACTCGTCGGGGCTTGGGAGGCGGTTCTTGGAAACGGAAGTATGAGAATAACTTTTCGATCCAGTTCATGTTTTGTCCTTTCCTTCGGCTTTGGCGATTGCGGCGCGGGCTCGATCTAATTTCTTTCGATCATCGAGCGAGAAGGCCAGCCAGTCTGTTGTTTCGACCAGCTTCACAGTTCCAAGCAATGCCTCATACGTTTCCAGCGCGGCGGAGATCAGGCGGGCGTTGGCTTCGGCTTCTTCAAATGCTTCTTGTGAGAGCGTTCCGCGTTCATACTTCGCAGGGAAGCGCACAGTTGCCAATGGCTTTTCCCCCTTCTCAAAGTGAGGGGAGAATACTCCTCCTTCCCCGTACCCACCGATATTCCCTAATGTCCACGGTCCCGGCGTGTGCTTCATCTTCCCTCCTTTCACATCGACCTGAATCTTTTCATTCTCCGGCGTTCCTCGAAGTAGGGCCTTATCACCGGCTGCCTCCTGGGCGGTATGGTGAAGGTGGCCTTCTGGACGGCCACGGCGCACTTGTGGCATACCTTCGAGCGTGCATCCATGGTACCGGGGCAGGAGGGGCAGGGGATGCGGGAGCGGTCAGGCATGCACTGTCCTCCGTCTCTTCTGCTTCCCGGGCTCATGCCCGGCATGGAGTTTCCCGCACCATCGACAACGATATGGCCTGATCTTCTCGCCCGTCTTTCGCGCTGCCGTCCACGCGGCGTCCATCGATTCGTGTCGCACTTTCCCCTCGCAGGACTTGGAGCGGACGCGGCGCTTGGAGGCCATCAGCGGATTGTCTCGCGTATTATTTCTATGGATTGCAGCTCGCACGCAAGGCGCTGAAGTCCGTTTTCCTCGATCCGATAGAGCTCGTCAGCAAACCCGTACATCACATCGAATTCGCCCTTTGCGAATCCCCCCAGGATGAAAAGGTTCTTCCCACACCCTCTCGCGTAGCCGGCTTCGAGGTGTGCACTTCGGCCAGCCGGAAGGACGAGTACGACGGCCTCGGCCCAATCCAACCACTTCTTGTCTTCGGAGAACGCCCACTTCGTTCGGGCGTCGTGCAGAAACGAAATTGCGTCATAGTTTTGAAGCTCCGCCTCCGTCTTGACGAGCTCGGTCCAATGGAATACATACCGGCCGGAACTTTGATCACAGAAACAATCGACCGTATGCCCCACGCCGCGAAGGTACTCCGCGACTATTCCTGCAAGTTCACTGTTTTTCCAGGACGATGCGATGTAGATCCTCATCCCGCCACAACCTTCCCCTCGCGCACCTCGAGCTCGCCCTTGTGTGGAGCACCGACGCGCGTTACGAAGTACTGGAACCCGTCCGAACCTGACTGCTTCACGAATTCGGCGAATGCTTCCTCGTCCAGACGTTCGACCCCGTCGATGCAGATGAGCGGCAGTTCCCGGGAGAGGGCCCGGGCGATCGACAGGGTGACCTCGATCTGCTCCGAGGCAGAAAGCTGGTCGATCGGCACACCGGAGACGAGGATCCCCGCCTCTCCGATCTGCAGTCCCTCGATCGGAAGTTTCGCCTCGGCCAGCGCCTTGGCGGGGAGTTCCTTCCCGAAGAGTTCCGTCAAGGCGGACAGTCGGCCGGATTCATCCTCGAGTTTCTGGACTTCCTCCCCGAGCATGGATGCCTCCTCGAATATTGCCATGCGCTTCTGTTCGTCCTTGAGGGCCACGACCCGGGTAGTCGTTTCGGCAAGGCTCTCCTTCTCGGCCTCAAGTTTTTTCGCGTCGAAGGGGACCGGAAGTTCCTCGAGGGTCTGCACGTTCCTCTGAATCATCGATTCGATCCCTTTCGCCTCCTCAAGCAGAATTTCCCGGCGTCTGATTTCCTTGGCGATGTGATCACGATTGTTCATCGCCACCCGCAGGTTCTCTTCAAGCTCATTTACGAGTGCCTGCGCCTGAGACTCGTCGGTATCGGTGAACGTGATCGCTTCGGCCTTCTTGATCCGCGGTTCCCATCGGTTCTGACGGAGATCTGCCTGCTCATCCTTGATCCGTGCCCGGGTTTTCTCCGCCCGCTCCGCCGCCTTCTGTTCCTCCTCGAGGGCGGCGATTCTTCGTTCGATGGTCTGTTCCTGATCTCGCCACCTGTCGATCTCGATAAGGACGTTCGGGTTGTAGACGTACGTCTCGGGGAGCTTCTTTTTTGTCTCCGCGGCCGCGGACATTTTCTGCTTGAGCGTGCGGTTCACTTCCGTGCGCTGGCGGTAGAACCATCCGTGCGCCTCGGCGTACTGCTCGAGCGCCGGCCCCGAGGGCGGTACCGGGACGTGCGTACCATCCCCGGCCGCTTCCCGGATCTGCTCGGCGGTGACCGTGACGTCCATGGCCTTGAGGAGGTAATCCTTCCGGGCCTTCGCCTCGGACAAAAGGAACGCCAGCGGGTTGAATGCGAAGTTCCCGAGCAGCCCGTCGAGGAATTTCTGCGGGGCGGTCCGGACGAATCCCTCTTTCGTTTTCACCGTGACGCTGTGGGTCTTGTGGGTCTGCACCCGGGTCACCAGGATGTCCTCGAGGTCGACGACGATCTCCGCGCGTTCGGTTCCCTGGTGGATCGCCGCCGGCGTGCATCCTTTGAAGGCCGCCTCGATGGCTTTGAGGATGGACGATTTGCCCTGGCGGTTCTTCCCGGCCAGCACCGTGATCTTGCCGGGAGAGATTTCCGCGTCCTTGATGCCGAGGAAATCTTTGATTTTCAGCCTTGCGATTTTCATGGGGTCTCCTTTCGTTGAGGCTTTGCTACGCCGCCAGCTCCTTCATCTTGTCGTCGTACACTTTCCGGATGGCCGTCTGGATCCCGGTGGGTTTCTTCTTTACCAGTTCGAGGACCGCATTCCACCTCGCCTCGCAGTCGGCCTTTGTTCTGGCTTTCATGAGGTATCCTGGGACGCCGGCGTATTCATGCGGCGGCGGTTCAGAAGGGACTTTGTCGGGCGGAAATGGATCGTCTTCCTGTTCGTCGGCGCCAGGTTCGCGCTCGGGGGGGACTTCCTTCTCCACGACCTCCGCATCGACTGTCCGCTCCTCCTGGGGGCCTTCCGTGGCACCCACTACCTCGGGTTCCTTGGCAGCCAGGTCCGGGGGCGTGAGCGGTTTCCCGTCCAAGGTCGGTTCCGAAGCGTCCCGGATCTCGTCGTGGCGATCGTCGGGCGGAGGCGGGAGGGCTGGAAGTTCCGGTTCCCCCGGAAGAAGCGCGGAGATCGCGTCCCGCTGTCGGAGCATGGCCGCTTGGCGGGCATCCCCGTCGAAGGTAAAAACCCACAGGGGCTTGATGACCGCCTTTCCTTCGGGCGTGTTGATCTGCTGCGGGACCAGGGAAATCCGCAGGGGGACATAGGAGATCCTCCGCAGGAGCGATTGCTGCACCGTCTCGGGGAAGTCCGGGTCCCCGGAGATCTCGTTCATGAAGCTGTTCGTACGGATGATGTTGTGGACCGACCCGGTGTCGATCTGGAAGCACCCCTGCACCTTGATCTTGTACAGAGCAATCATGAGGCTGGCCCGGGGTGCACATCCGTTCCCGAGGAAGTCGCAGGGGCACTTCATGGAAAACATCCCGCCATTCTGCTCGTCGATCCTGGAGGCCACCTGTCCATCGCCCCGGCAAAAGAGCCTCGGGCCCTTGTAATGTTTCAACGCTTGCGGGAACACCAGGGAACGGTTCTCGGTCGGGAAGAAGAACTGGAGGCTGGTTGGCTTCTCTCCGTACTCCTTGATCATGGCTTCGTGGATCCCGGGCGGATAATCCTCCGGGCCATCGAACACGAAATAGTCCGTCTGGACCGGCCTGGAGCAGTACATACACATCTCATCGTCCTGGTGGTTCTTCTTTCGGCACTCGGCGTTCTTGCTGGCGATCGGAACCTTGATCCCGAGCCGGATCTTCCCCAGGCGGGTCAACTGCACCGTCTGCGACAGGTTCATGATGCTGGTCGTGTGAACCCGCGGGGTGGTGAAATTGAAAACGCGCTTTGTTCGGGCCATGCTATTCCTCCTCGTTCTTCGGTAATGGCGTTGCGCGCGCCTGCCGGCCCCAATCGCATGCTGTCCATACTGGACAGAACCGGGCGCACCGGACGTCCACGCCTTTGTCGTTCCTCCACCGCTCGTGCTCGGAGCACACCGGCGGCATCTCCTTTTTCTCCACGGCCTCGCAGAGCGCCTTGTTGCGTGCCTGGTAGAAGGCCACGACGGTCTCCCGGTCGAACAGCGTCACCGGGAACATATAGATCTGGCGGTCGAGGCCGCTGGACTTCGCCGTCGACTGCGTGAAATCACGGATGGTGAACTGCGCCTTGTATCGGTCGACCTTGTATCCCATGTCCCGCATCATCCAGGCATACCGGGAGCACTGCATCCGAAGATCGAAGTCGTCCGGTTCCCGGAGCGCCCACTCCGTGCGGGTTTTTTCCTGGCCCTTCCTCGGTCCCGACTTGAAAAATTCCCCCGTCGGGACATCGATCTTGTATTTGCCCTGCAGCCGGACGATTTTCCACGCGCCGGCCGTCTTGTAATCGAGCATCTCGTGGACCCCATCCTCTTCCTCGTAAAAGTCGAAGATGCCCGTCGAATCGGAATCCTCAAGCCCCTCCTCCATCAGGGCGTCCGGAAGGTCCAGCTTCTGGTGCTTCATGTGGTGGAACGTACCGAGCAGCGCGAAGGCCCGATCACAGGGTCTCTCGCTGTAGTCGGTGGTGAGGCGAAGGAACTCATATCTGGTGCCGTTGAGTGCCTGCGTCGTGGAGATCTTCCCCTTCCACTGGCGCCGGCTGCGGGAGAACAGGATGCAGGTCGGCCTGGAAACGCACCGCTCGGTCATCCTGCAGCCACCCTTCTCGCAGCAGGTCTCGATCAGGATCGTTTCCCCGTCTGGACATTCAAACCAGCGCCATGGCATCGGCTACTTCTCCTCGGCCTTGGCGATCACGGCCTCGGCCTTGGCGATCGCCGCCTCGGCCTTCTCGACGGCCATGCGCTCGCTCTCATCGAACAGCCCCTGCGCCTTGTGGACGGACACGGAGAACTTCAACGCCGCCAGAAGGATCGCGTGACAGTTCGCGGCGTGGGCGATGAAGGCGGCGTTGTCTTCCATCAGCGTTGTCAGGGTCGCTCCGTCATCGTTGATGATCTCGCAGACCCGGCTCCCCCCTTTCGCCCTGACCGAGATCGCATTGAGCGCTGTTTTGACGGGCTTCCAAGGCAATTTCGAATGACGCATCAACCTCTCCTTTCCACGGCCGCTACGATATTTGCGATCGCGGCCTGCTGGCCAGGGGTGCAGTGTTCCATTTCCCCGACTGTCTCGGCGATCCCGGAGAGCGTGTCCTCGGCCCACTCGAAATCCGAGTCGGAGAGCAGATCATCGAGCTTCTCAAGGAAGTCCTGGTACCCGCAGAAATTACAAGCCATTGGGATCCCTCTCTGATATTTTTTTCTGGTCCTTCCTCCTTCGGTCTCTTTCTCTCGTCGCACGGCAGGCGCGGCAGTATCGGCGCCCCTTCGCGTCGATGTAGGTGTTCGGAATATCGTATTGGTGCCCCGCCGGGCAGTGGGTCTTTACACGATTCATCGCAAGCGGCGACATTGAGTTTTCGAGTACGTTCACCTTTCGGCTGACGACGCGTAAATGGTCTGGTCTTACACAAGAACGGTTCCTGCAAATATGGTCTATAACCATCCCATCCGGAATCTTCATTCCATGGAAGTGTTCGTACGAGTACCGGTGTGCACACACAACATCCTCGGGTTTCGTCTTGCGGTTGCCTCCCAAGCGAAAGCGTCCGTAACCAGTGCTTTTCCCTGCCAACCAAGGCCAACAGCCATCAGGGTCGTTGATGCTTAAATCTACCTTCCTGAAAAATCTCTCGCACATCACCTCTCCCCGTGGATCTTCTCGTCCCCGAGCCGATCCGCCTCGTTCAGCCGGCGTTCGAGTTCGGTGCACTCGTCCGAACAGCATTCCGTGCGCTCCGCGAATGTGAAGTCGTCCGGGACGAATTCGGCGCTGCACATTTTGCAGGTCACCTTGAACCGGTCGATCTCCTTGAGGAGGAGGCGGATCCTGGTCTTATTCAGGACATCCTGCCCCCGAAGGCGCTCCAGTTCCTGCTCCGGCGTTTCCTCGCTGTAGTCGAACATCGGATGGTCTCCTCTGTATCGTCTGTCGAATCCGCGCCGGATGAAAAGATCATGATGGTCGGTCATGTCTTCACCTCCCCTTGACCAGCGGCCATATCCACACCGCCAGGCAGATAAGGAAAACGGCAAACAACAGGTCAGTCATCACTTCACCTCCACAATCCGCACCTTGGCGATCCGGATCACGGGCGGGGAACCGCTATACATACTGCGATCCGCGCGGCGCAAAGTTTCAGGCATTGAGTGGGCAACGGTATATTGGTCGAAGAAGCACCCCGTCTCATCTCCTCGGACGGCGACGTGGAATACCTCGTCGGCGGGGGCGTATGGACATGGCTTGGGGTCTGTGCTCATCGTTCCGCCCTCCCCAGTTCCCGGTCGATCCGGTTGCACACTTCATCGAACACCGTGCAACCGAAGAAGAAGCATAGGATCCAGCGTGCCCGCCAGTTGCATCGTGAACAGGTCAGATATTCAGCGAGCTTCCTCATGGCTGTTTCACCTCCTGCGCATGATTGTGTTTCTTCCTGGGGAGCGACGGTCGCCCGACTCCCCGTTCGGGCTCTCGCCATCCATCACGAAGAACAGGCCACAGGCCAGGATGCCAACCCCGCAGATCGTTATCGACCAGTTGGGGCCTTCCGGTATGTCGATCCCGAGCCCGAGCCCAAGCCCGGCGAAGAATGCGCCCACTAAGGTCAGCGCGAAACCGAACGATAGAGCTGCTGATCCTCTCGAAGATTCCATTCATGCAGACCTCCTTTCCCGGATTTTCTCGATGGCCTCTGACACGTCCCGAGTGGTAAGTCGCCAGGAATCATCCTTGATCCTGCCGATGACGGCGAACTTGAAATCTTGGTATAACCCCAACGCTTCTTCTTCGTTCCCCAGGTGGTTGCAGAGGATCGCCAGCGAGAGCTGTGCTGGCCCGCTCCCGCCATATCCCCACTCGAATCCGGTCGGTGAATGATTGCGAACCTTAAGCCTCGGGTTGAGCGGACTTCCATTGACGGTGACAAACGCTCCCGTTGGTGTGCGGAGTCCGTCATATATTTTCTCTTTCATTCGATTGACCTCCTTTCGCTATCCGAAGACGGCAAGCATCAAGAAAACAGCCGCGAAAAAAAGAACCACCGAAACGATCTCAATCCACAATGGGCCGGAGGCGTCGTATTCAGATTTCACCGCGGCCCCCCTGTTCCGATGAAGATCAGCCCGGCGACGACGATCATCACCGCCACTCCAAGCATCGTAAATGTCATCAACATGGAGGACCTCCTTTCGTTTTGGATCGAAGGGCGGCCTCGTGGTATTTCTCGATGGCTTCCAACGACGGCCACGCGATAAATTCTCCGGTTACGTTGTCGTGGTGGCTGGTTGAGACGTACCCGTATCTTTCCAGTTCTTCCTTGTAGGTTTCGACTAGCGTAGGGGTCATGCGGTTCTTCTTGTAATATCTGTTCAGGTAGTCCTCAACGCTGTCGGCCTCGACAATCCTGATATTGCGCCACCACTTCCTGTCCATCGTTTTAGCCCCCCCTGGGGCGGTTGCCCGCCCCGTCCGGTTCGTTGCCGCCGCCCAACTTTAGTGCTGGCGGGCCGGATTCTTACCGGCTTTGGCCGTACTCAATGGCGATATCCCTTTCGGGGTGCGCATATCTGCTTTCGCAGTTCCCACACCAATCTCGGAGATCAGCCCGAGCACCTACTCGTTGAATCAGCGGGAACCTCCTATGCACGGCCTTGATCCCGCTCCTCAGCGTGTTCCACCACGCCGCCGCCAGCACTCTCAAAGATCGTTTCCGCCGCCGCCCCATTCGATTGGGCCGGGCTAGGTTCCCCCGGTTAGTCCGCCCCTATGCGCGGAACCCCTTGCCATCCCGTATCGCCCTTCCCTTTTCCCCCTTCCGCGATCGGCGTCGCGCCCAGCCGCCGGAGCCGCTCGGGGCGTCGTGTCCTGCGAGAGAGATTCAAGGAACAGGCGATGTTGGGATGAGAATACAACATTAGGCGTATATGTCAAGCAGAAATACAACTGTGGGCGTAATAATGGAAATAAAAAAGGCCCCCTGGAGGGGCCTCGCGTGCGGTCGCCGTTCACCTAAATCAAGGAATCAGAAGCGATATCCTACATTTGCCGTCGCCGTAAACCCATCGAGATGGGAGCCGAACGGACCACTACTGGGGATGATCGATTCATTGGTTTTCGCCCAGATATACTTGCCTTCAACCCCCAAGAACAGGGCCGGGTTGATATTGATATTTCCTCCAAAGAGGACATGGTATCCGAATGAGGTGCTCATGTCGGAATCGCCCCCGACGACTCCCGGCAGAGTGGACGAGACATTGATCTTCGCGAAATAAACTCCCGCCCCTGGTCCTGCATAAAGCTCCAGTACCCCAACGGACAAGACCCCCTTGATCGTGTATATGATATCGACCACTTTCAGGGAGAAATCCAAAGAGGGAATGTGTCCGCTGGCCTTGAAATACCCGACTCCCAGTTCCGACGCGAAATATTGTTGGAAGAGGAGGCCATAAAAGATTTCCCCGCTGAACCCCTCGTTGAAATCCTTCATGTGGTCGTGCTGCGGGTAGTATGCCCCAAGCTTCAAACCAAAGTAATTTTGGGGCCCCGCATCCGCAGCCACGGAAGGGGAGAGAGGGACGAGGAGGAAAAAAAGAACTGCGACCAGAATCCTCGAGACGATCGGGATTGATTTCACCATCGGATCCTCCTTTGATTTCATTCTTCGGGTTTCCCGGCGTGGCCACAGTATCCGACGCGCTTCGTGCCATGAACCCCGGGCTGCACACGCCATCGCCACCAGGCGCACCGGGATCCCTGGCAGGCATCGTCTATCAGCCGGGGGAATTCGCTGGAATCATTTTCGGTAAGAAAGAAGGCGAGAGCAAAGATCGGGCAGGCTTTTTCGCGGGCTTTTTCTTCGGTAAGCCACATTGCAATACCCCGATAGAAACGCAGATCGGCGGCTATGTCAACACGGTTCTATACAGCCTGCCAGACCCAGACCACCCGGCCGATTATCGGAGACTCCTGCGTCCTCAAATCCATGGTCATGGGAGGTTGCGATAGGTTCGAGCTGATTAAGATCATCAGGTCGCCCGAGATTCGCACGTATTTCACTGAGACGCCTTCCTGGCTGGTTCGGACGGCGTAGATGGCATTGTCCTCGTATTTCTTCCCGGCGGGGCGAGCTGCCCGGTCCACGCAAACCATTGAACCCGCGCGGATGGTCGGCTCCATCGATTCCCCGGTAACGCGAATGCAGACGAGGTCTCGGCTGCGCCCATGCAGCTGATCGACAGGGATCCATGCCCAGTCCTCCACGATATCGTCGGGGACGCGGCCGGGCCCTGCGGCAACCGATCCGCTTACGATGGGAACCTCGATCAGTTCGGTGCGGCGCTCCGGAAGGCCAGCGATGTTTTTGAGGCTTGTAGCCCGGATCACAACGGAAGAGGGCAGGGAGCGCACAATTGGTTTCTTACCAGCCAGTTCGTCGATGGAAATCTTGAAATGGTCTGCCAGGTCCGCAGCGGTATCAAGCCTTGGGGCGACATTTTCATTCGGGTTCAGATATTTGCTGACCTGTTGCTGGGAGACC